GTCGCACCGGTCGGTGTCACGGTTATACGTGGCATGGCCGAAAGAGAAAAAACCCCCTTGCTGGGATATTTCCCTCATCTGCTTAATGGCCGCAAAGAGATCGATGGTTTCTGCTACATCCATGCAGCAAACTTATTTTGACCCTGGAAAAAGATAAAGGACAACTTTTCTGGCGCAGCAAAAAAAAGGAGTTCCGCCCCTGGGGGCGGAACTCCTTTTTTCTAGAAGTTGATCTGTCCTTCGGTCTCTTCGATACTTTTTTCGAACGAAGCCTTGAGGAATTCGATCACCTTCTTGATGCCGGGGGTGAACGTCGTTGTGAAGACATTGCCGTCTGAATCCGACAGTTTCATCGAGCAGTTGAACTCATTCGATCCGATCTGGAAGCGCTCCAGCTGTGAATGTGTTTCGATGAGCTTCTGCCGCTTGCTGATCACCAGCTGCAGGTTCTCGATCTTTAGGATTTTTTCGACAATCGAGAGCTCCTTCCTGATCTCCGGAGCCGGAAGAGCTGCTGCCACTGATGTCTGGCTCTGATCGGCTTTCTGCTCTTTGCCGTTTCCATTACCGTTACCACCGATCTTGTCAGTGATCTGCTTTGTAACTTCTGCTACTGCTTTGGTCATTCGTTCTGCTCCTGCCCTGGAGGCTTATTTTGGCATCTGGCTCGCCGGTTAGTGAAAATTTATGCCATTAAACCAACCGGAATGAAAATTCTGGAACAAAGGTTCAGGTCACGATTTTCAGCATGAAAATCTGAATGAACCCGAAGGGCGGCCGATCAATTTCCCGTGATCAGCAATATGATCGGCCGCCTTTAGTGACATGATATTTTCATGAGGTTAACTTTGCTATAAATTTTTTATAACCGGCCCACCTTACGAGAATAAAAAAAGGTCCCGGTTTCCCAGGACCCCGATTATGAAATCAGATATTCAACTTAGTCAGATAATGAATTGGCATGATCAAGATTCATCAAATGATCGTCGCCATCTTTGTTTCATTTTATCTACCAGGTCGTCTTCAGCATTTTTATCTACTATAAAAATATAGCAGTCTAACTTTTGGCACAGCAATAAAAACGTATCAAGCGTTGGTGGGTATCTCCCGTTTAGAATTCTATAGACGTTTGACTGCGTAATACCAGTCATTTCGGCAATTTTATAAGTGCTCAATTTTTTTTCTTTTGCCAATTCGTTTAAATATGCAAGTAGCATCCGCCTTGCTTCAATAATAACAGGGTCATTCATAATTCAACCGATTTTGAAAATTCTTTATCTTTAAAAAGTTCTGCGAGGCCAGTGATTTGCTTAAGCCGTAATAGTTCATCTGCATCCATACCAATGTTTTTCATGATCCAGGCGTCCGACATTCCTGCCTTGGTGAGTTCCGAAACGATGCTGCTCATCAGGTCGATGTCGTGTGATCCGCGTGCACGGTTGTGCCGGATGGTAGAAGCCATCCTGTTGGTGATATCTTTTTCAATTACGACGACCGGCATCAAGCCATTCTCTCTATCCCTTATCACCAGGTTGTTCTTCATCACCGTGTATCGATGAAAGCCATCCACGATTTCGTAGAGGTCTTCATCCGGCAAGTAATAGCACACGATCGGCATGGTATAGCCATCCTCCAGGATCGATTTTTCCAGCAGCTTCATTTCGGGTGGGGCCACAGCATTCGGATTATAGCTGTTGGCCCTGATTTTCTCCAGGGGTACCGCCCTGACGTTGTAAACTGGACTGTTCATAGCAATGCTTTATATTTTTCCATAATATTCTTCCTTCGAGCCATTTCGTTTTTGTTAAGCGAAAATCCCATATACTTGCATAGATGGTCGTTCTTCATGATGCAGATACACATTCGCTTGAATGTCGGTATTTCCTTCGCTTCAGCGATGTCAATCTCATCAATGTATTCCATTCTTACTGGGATCTTCGATGTCTTGTAATTCGTATCCTTTGCTGTTTCAAACTTTACTCCTGACGCTTTTAGCTTTTCAATAGTATGCGCTGACAGGCACCCGCCCTTTTCTCTCCAGAATCGAATAGATACGGATAATTTATCCAAGTAGTTGGCCCGGGTATCTTCAGGCAGCGTGGAAAGTAGGAAGTGCATATAGCTTTCCCAGGTATGCCCGGAAGGCAACTTAATGGAGTTCCACCCCATGGCAGTGGTCCCGCCGTAGATACCAGTGAAGTTTACCCCGTTCACCCGGCTTACGAGCTTACCCCAGGTATCTGGTTCGATCACCCGGTAGAGCTTCAGGCTGTCCTGCGCTGCCGAAAGAAATGGGCTGGCCACCCGCTGCTTCTCCAGCGGTACGCCTGCCCGGTGATAGAGATCGTATAGTCTGTTGTATGACCATCCAAAACGTGCGTTAGCGGTCCATACGTCGGTGGTGAGCCAGTCATAGATCGGATAGGCGTTGAAAACATTAGTGAATACCTCCTTGGTCCAGTTCAGACCATTGTAGTTGCGGTAATTCCGGTCGCTGTGTATGGCACGCCACCGGTTCAAGGATTCCTGGGTGCGGATGCCGACCAGGCAGGCGGTCCTTCCGGCGTGGTTGCGTTCATGAAGCCACTGGCTAAACTTCTCCTGAAACTCGTAATCCCACATATTGTCACGGAAAAACGGGAAATCATCACGCTGAAAACACTTTTCGGGAATATCAGAAACCCAAATGTCACGCTTTGACTCCTCCCATGGACGCCAGTGATCCTGGTGCATGGATGTACAGGTTGGCACCTTGAACGGAACACAGCACCGGAAAACATCAATCATATCTACATTTTGGCTCAAAGTATCATTCACATAGTCTGTTGTCATGCGGTACTGGGCCTCGTAATCCATGTGAAAGACTCCAAGTTTTACATTCAGGCTGTGATTTCGGATGTAATCGATGCAAAGGTTCAGCAGCACACCACTATCTTTTCCTCCTGAAAATGACACATAGATGTTGTCAAACTCTGAGAATATAAAGCGTAATCTCTTCTGGGCGGCCTCATAAACATTCATAATACTTTCTTTAAATCTGTTTTTGTTTTTCCCTTAAAGTATTCAGCCATACTTGTCTTCTTTTTTATATTAGCATCTATCAACAGCTCAAGTCCTACATTTCCGGTAAGATCAAAATACCTGCAATTATACTCTTGACCGGTCCTGAATGTCCGTCTTCCGCTTTGAATTCTCAGTGCATAATCCCAATTTTTATCGAAGTAAATCGTATTTGAAAGATGCTGTAAATTAAGTCCAAACGATTCCTTTTGGTAGCTGAGAACTGTTGCCTTGGGAAATCTCTTTTCACATTCTATTCTGCTTTTTATAAACTTACAAAAAATGATTGTGCGCTCCTGATCAATTTCTTTGAACAGATTTTCACATGCTAAAAATTTATCGTCAGTACAGCAATATATGTGCTGCATCTTTTGAGTTAATTCAAGAAATATATTGTTATTTCTCCACTGCATCATTTCATCATCCAAATACTTTTCTTTTAACCTTTGATATTCATCAAGTAGGTCATCTGAAATAGCATATCTGATTGTAGCGTACATCTGACTAACTGATAGATTAAGATCACACTCAAAGACATAATGTCTTATTAAACTGTACAAATAATCAATGTTTTCAAAGCCAGTAATAAATTCCTTTGTGTACCTTTTGTTACCTCCAAAGTATTTTGTTACCCTCATGTATTTGCAGAAGGTATTTTTATACTCTGTATCGCTCATATTTAAAATACTGCACGAAAGGAAATCCATTTGGGTTTTTAAATCCAAGAGATTTCTTGTAATAGGGGTTCCATTTAGGATTAGCTTATATTTTGCATGATTTGACAATTCCAACAATCGTTTTGTTCTTTTAGCATCTGCATTTTTAATTTTCAAGCTTTCATCAACGATGATCATGGGATTTAATGCAGAAATAATGCTGTTTCGCAAATTCATGTAAATTCTGTCTGAACTTTGCAAACTCTCTATCCCAGTGTAAATCACATTTGCATTGAACCCTCCCCAACGCTCGATTTCATGTATTACGGTTGATTCGTTAAACTTTTGTCGAAGAGTCTGCAATGGGCCTATCCATACAATTAAATCGCAATTTGTTTCATTTGCGATTTCCACTGCTATCCTTGTTTTTCCTGTTCCGGCTTCCATGAAAAGGGCACCCACCTTCCAATCTGATAGGTGCCCTTTTGCATTTACCTGGTCAGGAAGTAATCTCGCTTTTTCTTCTTCTAATAACATATTCAAATTTTACAAGTGTTTGAAAATAGTCAAATGTATCCTCCTCTTCAATATCATGTCCATCATACATAGACACTCTGTCAGGCATGTTTGAAATTGCCGGATTATCCATTTTTACAGACAACTCATGCTTGTCCATCTCTAATAATTCCCGTTCATTATAACCCAAGTCAAAAAAATGATTTGCTACTTTTTTTGCTAACTCAAGGCTTTCGATTTTTGTTAATTTTTCCATAGTAGTTACTTTTTTAATTGATCAATGATATTGTTTTCTAAAGGATTAATTTTTTTTGGTATGTGAATTTCAATTTTAATATCATTCTTTACAATAACCTTCCTTTTCGAAAGGTTGAACAGACCTTGCTTTTTCGTTGAATACTGTAATTTTTTTTTCTCAAGTATCCAAGCAGTAATCCAGTATGCTTCTGCCTTAACCACGTCAAGGTCTGGTCCAATAACCTGACTTTTGGGGATAATAGCCTCTGACCCATCAAAAGCCGTCGCCTTTAAAGCCCTGTCGGATATGCTGACAAGGCTTTTCAGGCGTACAGAATAGCACTTAATTATCATCACAGACCAGATAATAGATTTCACGATCCTCATCTGAGCCATGGAAAGTAGGTTCAGGGTAATAGCCACCAACAACTCTGCATGTAGCATATGGCTTGTCACCTTCACCAATAAGCACCATGTGGCTTTTACCTCTTTTTACAGCCTCCGGGACCATCTTTTCCCAATAATCTGCCTGAGATTCATAGCCTGTAACCTTAGTTTGCCGAGCCACCTCATATTCGCTGATAATAGCAGTGAGTTTGAATTTCCTTACTGAAGGACGGTTGCCTTTATACTCACAATTTGTGATCGCAATTACTTTTCCAATGAGTTTTTTGGCAATCGCCAGGGTAAGTACCTGGTTTGCTTCGAAGATTTGATTTGTTGTCATTGTTTATCTGCCGCATTGTTTTCCTGTTGCCGCCAGGGTTATTGATTATTCAACAAATATAATATCATATATGATATTACACAAATATTTTAATGTTATTTTTGAACAGCTAAGAAAAAAAAGCCCCGGTTTCCCGGGGCTCACCTCAAAGCGTCCCTTCATCAGCAAATGAATAGTACTGATCACTGCCAACGATGATGTGATCCAGCACTGCGATCTCCATCAACCTGCCGGCTTCGACCAGCCTTTTTGTAAGCTTCAGGTCAGCTTCGCTGGGTGTAAGCAATCCAGATGGGTGGTTGTGCCCAAGGATAATTGCTGCCGCATGATGATCAAGGGCGCTTTTGAAGACTCTTTTCGGGTCAACCACCGTTCCGGAGATGCCTCCTTCTGAAATTTTAACTTTTCTGAGCACTCTGTTGGCTTTGTTGAGCATCAGGACCCAGAACTCTTCGTAAGGGATATCGCTCATTGAAGTGCGCAGCAGTTGAAAGGCATCCCGGCTGGATTTGATCTTCTCCCGTTGCATTGCTTCGCTTTCGATCCTTCTGCCTGCCAGGGCGAACAATGAAACGATCTGCAGGGCACGTTTTTCACCGATGCCCCTGATCTGTTTCAGTTCGTTAATCCCCAGCTTCCAGAATTCGCAGAGATTATTGCCGCAGGATGAAAGTACCCTCATGGCAATGTCCAGGGAGTTTTCCCCGTCGATCCCGCTGCCGATGATAATACTGAGCAGTTCAGCGTTTGAAAGGCTATTGGTTCCCTTGAGCAGCATTTTGTTGCTTGGGATGTCATCCTCTGCCCATGCGCTCATGGGAAGTCCACCCTGGTAAGTCAGCGATTCGTTGATCTTTGATAATGTTTCCATAGCTGATAGTTTTATGCAGCCGTTTGGCCGCGGTTAGTACTGAATTTTTGCCATCAGCCACACCGGGGAGAAATAAATTAGGTCAAGGGTTAGGGTCATCCCGCCGAAGGCGGGGTGAAAGAACCTGAAAGGCGCCACCGGCGCCCTTGACCGTTTTATTTTCCGTAGGTACCTTTGCTAAAATTCAGTCACTCTTTGATGTGCTTTTGCTGGTTAATCGGGGAAACATTGAAAAGTGAAGCCATTTTTGCCAATAATTTTGAACAATCCGTCCAGGATTTATAAACACTACCGTGAACGAACAAAAAAAAGCCGGTTTTCACCGGCTCTGTCCCTAGAAGGGGATCTCCTCGTCGTTCTTGTCCTTTGCTTTTTTCGTGGTCTCCTTTTTCGGTTTCATCGCTGCCTTGGTGGCGGGTTTTTCATTTTTCGGCGGGTCGGCTTTTTCCACCAACTTGTTGACATAGACCGTGAAATCATTACCAAATCTGTCGGTGTTGAGCATCTTGGCAACTTCGAAGCAGATGTAAACATCGCCTTTGAATTCGTGGGTATGCTTCAGGATGTCATCCAGTTTGCAGGTGACCTTTGCGATTTGCAGGCCTTCGACCTGTTTTCCTTTTCCGATGTAGTGTTTTTCGAACGTTTTCATGACTGTGTTTTTAGAGGGTTAAATTATATGCAAGTGAAATCAGGAACATGGAGGGGCACTCAAGGAGGAACTGGAATACCGGAAAGAAATGAGGATATGCCGGGAAAATCCTTGAATGAGCAGCGCTTTCACCCTGGAATGGGCCGATAACTTAGCATAGAATTAGACCTCAAACACAGTCCTTGAAAACGTAAAAACACCATCGGAAGAAAACAGGCCGTGCCGGCAGATCAGCATGGTCGCCCAAAAGGAGACATCCCCGGCATACCGAAAAGACAATGGCCGTTTACCTGCAAGGGTTGCCACTGGCCAACCACCACGGTTGGCAATGATACAGGTATGTTAACACTGGTGAAAAACCACGGGAAAAATGGAAATCCGCCATCAGCAGGCCCGAAAAAAAGACCGTGACAAAAAGCCGGACAAGGCGACCGGGCATCCCCGAAAACAGAGCCGTTACAAACCGGAAACCGCTTTGGGAGTGAACACCATTTGATGACCAAAATAAAAAAAAGGCCGGGATTATGGCATTTATATCGCGCTGTGCGTTGGCTTTTGCTTGCTTTTTGTCGCAAAAAGCAGCCCCTTTGTGCTTTCTTTTTTGCTTCTTTTTTCTTTGTCACATAGTAACAAAGAAAAAAGAAGTCCATTTTTGTGAACATTTGCCCAAAAACACACAACAAATAAGGTAAAATATTTTACTGAAATCCTTAATTAATAAGGGTTTCAGCCCTTAAACCTTCTTTTTTCTTTTCCCCCCGGGGACAAAGTCCCCGCTCCGCCGACCTGCCCGGCATCAGACAGGCACGTTCATTGATTTTTCAGGGCCGGATATATGAGCGCGGCCCTGTGCAGGCGGAAAAAGTCCCACACATGCACAGACACTTTGGGAATATCCCACCTGTTACAGAGCCCCGCAAGGGGTTCTGTGTGCATTGTGGTTAACTGTTGAGGGAATTGAACGTGATGGCCTTCTTCTGCCTGGCTATGGCCAGCCACTTAGGCCTGCACAACAGATACTTGAATGCATCTGTGAAGTTGGTAGATTCCATGGCCAAACGGGATGCAATAAGCTTATCCCCTGCCTTGACCTTCTGTATCTCGCCCTTGGTTGACTTGGTTACGGGTGTGACCTCGAGCTGGCTCTTAAGCTCCTTACACTCGAACTGATCGATCAGCAGGCGTGGCAATCGGTTATCCTTCTCACCCATCATGATGTTCATCAGGTTGAACTCATCAGCGTGGGTGATGTTGCCCTGTCCCACACTCATGAGCTGTACCATCCATCCTGTGCGGTTGCCATTGCGGTCGAACTCTATGTCATGCTTGAGCTGCGTGGCAAAGTCCCGCCCGCTCTTGCGGTATGCATTGGTAGAGCGGTCATGATAGAGATGCAGTACCTTACGTTTGTGAGGGCCAAAGAATGTTATGAACTTATCCCCCAGCTCCCTGATCCATTCCGGGGTAATGGTGTACAATCCTTTCAGGACACGGAATGTATTGCCATTCTCCTGCCCGATAACCAGCGACATCATATTGCCTGCATCGAATCCGCCCTCCAGGGGGCGGTCATGCAGGATGTGTCGCAATCCCTGGGAAGTCTGGGTGATGTTGTCACGGATACCGAACTTATCGTAGTACTCGTAGTCATAACCATCAAGGTAGAAGTGCTTTTCACACAAGGCGCCGTAGAACCTTGCGCCCTTCTCCAGGGATTTGCGGATCGAGAGCACTGCAGTCTTGAACTCTTCGAAGGTGAGGGTAGATAGCAGGTTCTCGAAATACTTCAGGGTAAGGATATCTGCATTGGCAAATGAGCTGACGATATAGAAGAATGTGCTGTCCTGGCGTATTTTGCGGATGCGTTCCTCCCAGCGGACCTTTTTTCTCCGGATGTTTTCAAGGGTGCGGTCATCGACATGATCCAGCTGTGCCTGGTAGAGCTCCAGGTTGATCTCGTTGAGGATTAACGCTGTCTGGATGATCAGCTGGATCCTCTGTTTATCCATCTTTTCCTCCATGCGCAGCATCCAGTCGCTTTCCCCTACCGTGGGATCGGCCATGTCACTACAGAAGGTCTGGCCCATGAAGTAATGGGAGTGGCCGTAGAGATTGTGATCACCACGAAGGGTTGGAAACAGTTTGTTGAGTTTGTCCCACTGAAGGTACTTGGCTTCATCCCCGAAATGGTGGACAACTGAAATCCCTGCATTGGCCGATGGCCGGTCAAGCGATGTGAGAAAGAATTTACAACCATTGAAGGTTGAGATGGTGTGTTTGTAGGAAAAGGTTTTGATCAGCGGTCTTTTCCAATGTGACGGCGGCGGCTGGTCAACCACGAAATGATAGTTTTCCAGAAACTTCATTCTCCCCTCCCATCCGACCAGGATGGCCGGGATAATGTTGGTCATCAGGTTGACATAGGTATCTGAAACAAAAGCAAAGCTGGCCCTGGGCATATCATAGATCACATCGATTGACCTTTTTGCAAGGATTTCCGTGCTTTTGGCAGTTCCGCGGCCTCCAAAAAAATAGAGGTTGGCCGGTTTGATCAGATCAACCAGGGTGGATATCCAGTTGGAATACCGGATATCGGCCTGCTCACTTGTTATCTTTCGGCTCATCGGTCACGGCTTCATAGGGTACATCTTCAATGAGGGCTTCACGTTTGAGACGGGTTTTCTCCCGTTCGGTCACCTCAAGCGCATCGATAAAGGCAGCGAGTTTGTTACGGTCTTCCCGGGGAATGCCGATATCTTCGCTGCGGATGGTATAGAATACCGGCCTGCGGTCCAGAAGTTCATCCGGAACTTCGGGCGGTTTCTCCTTTCCAACACCACGAAGCTCGGCAGCATCCATGGTGAGCCTCCTGGCTGTTTCAAAGTCATTGAGCTCGAAACATATCCGGGCCATATTGTCCAGCTTGTCAGCGTAAATATTTGCCCAGGCTTCAACTTTAACCTGGTTGTCAAGGTTGAAGAAATTGAGTGTCTCGTAATAGAGGTTGGTGGCGTTGATCTTTGAAAGCATCGGCCACTGTTTTACCACCGCGTTGACGATGTAGCTTTTGCTCTCGTATTTGTTATAGAGGCACCGGATGAAATCGATCTGCTCGTAATAGACAACCAGCGTATCAGGCAGGTTTTTAACCTGGCCTTTTTCGATGAGGGCCTGAAGGTTCTCGTAGTCAGTTTTCTCCTCGTCGTAAAAGGTCTGTTTTTTGAGGTTGTCGATTTTGTGGTATGTGGAATCCTTCTTCCACTGCTGGATGGAGGTAAGATTTCCATCCTTGGCCCGTTTGAGGTTGGCCTTGTCGATCTCAGCCTGGGCGACCAGCCGGCCACGTTCATAATGGTAGCGGACCTTCGAATCCATGTTGTAGAACTCTCTGGCGAAGAGTTTGTGATCGACATCAAGGTACATGGCGATCTGTTTCACCGAGTAGTTAATGGCAGAGAGAGTTTCGATCTCTTTATACTGCGATGGCGTTAATTCCATTGATCTCTTTTTTTCTGAATTCAAAAGTTTTTTTCGAGTTGATTATGATATACTGCTCGTGCATTGCATTTTCACCCCAGTTGCCTGATCCTTCCACATCATAATAATTTTCCCCTGATCTGATCAGGGAGATCTTGGCATGTGTCCAGGCGTACCGGACGCGGACCGGTTTCTGCTCCACCAGCACCATGAGGTGATCATAGACTTTTGGCAGCCGGGTCTTGATCGAATCGCTGATGATCATAGAGACCTGATGAATCAGTTTTTTATCGATCAGCCTCGCCAGGGCATCGATGATCCGGATATTGATCGAATAGGTAGAGAGGATCAGTTCGTCGATCACTCCATGCTCCCGGATGATCTGGGGAATGAAGGTGAAGGCATTGAAAGATTTCACAGTCCATAAAAAGTAAATTTCACCCGGCAGGGGCAGGCGTCCGGTTAATTCCTTGACTGAAGATATCTTCTCTTCATGAAGCTGAAGGAATTTTTCGACATGGATTCCCGAGGTGGATGGCTTTTCTTCCACCGGGTCTTCAAGGTCGTCTAGGGAGAAGTATTTCATATAGAAAGAAGCCGGTTTACTTCTGCAAGCTCACGCTGATGAGAAGCAATAATGGATTTACGTTTCATCGTATTGGGATTATCGGGCTGAGTTCTGATCTTTGACCTCAGACGGATCAGGTTATTCTCCAGCCTGATCTTGCGCTTGACCAGTTCGGGGATCCGTAGCCGCCTGATCTCTTCCTGCTTTTTCATCCAGGAGAAGATGGGATGTTTCCCTAAAAGTGAATTTTTCTCGCGATAATGAAAAAGCTCCCTCCAGATCGCTCTGTTTTCAAGGAAATTTTCAACCGTTGCCCTGGTCGCCTGGTCAAGCTGCTCACGATCAGATGCAACGAACAAAAGCTCATGGCTTTTACGATAGGTATCGTAGGCCGTGAGCATGTCAGCTACTAAAATCTTCAACTCAGCCGGGCAGGTTGACAGCCGCAAAAACGGGAATTCCTCTCTGATCCGGAATGCCGGTACTGAGTTCAGGTTTACTTTTTGCGGCGCCCTTTTTTTTCCTGGGCAGGATCATCTTCTGATTCCTGGTCTTGCACAGGTTCCTGTGCGGGCTCAACTGCCTGCTCAGGCTGAACAGGGGCTACCGGTAGCTGAAGGATATCATCCAGCTGCTGCCTGGTAATTCCGGCCAGTCTTCTGAGCTCTTCAAAGACAATCCCGGTCATGTATGAGCTCTCGGGCTGAACGTTCAACTGGCGCTTGATGGCGATGTTCGGAGAGAACTCCAGAATAAGGTTCACACCGTTACGGTATGTGCGGTCATGTTTGAAGTAGGCTTCGATCTTGCTTTTCATGATGAATATTTTATCACATTGAATGAGGCGGCAAACATATAGCCACATTCCACAAGTGAAAAGGACAAAAAAAAACGCCGGGAAACAAGTCCCCGACGTTTGGTCACCTATGAAACAGAGAAACGGGTATGCTACTTGCGGCTCAGCTCGATGAACTTCCACGCGCTGGCTCCGGACTTGAACGCCTTGAAGGTGATCTCTGCTCCGGCGATGGCGCTCCATGCGGTTCCCTCACTCAGCAGGAAGTCAGTACCTGTGATTGTCGAGGGGTACGCGCCTCCCGATCCAACCAGTGTAAAGACCATGTCATCCACTGCATTGGAGCAGGTAGTGATGGTCGCAGCTGCAGAGGTTCCACTGGTCAGCTGGTAACGGCCGGGGCCGGATGCCAGGTTAACCGATGTGGCATTTGCGGCAACGGTTGCAACCGGTGAGCTGAGGGTAAGGGTTCCTTCGTAGATGGCAATGTCGGGGCCTTTCTGGGTTGACTTGAAGGTGAACGTTGTTTTGTTCTTATCCTTGTCATCCTCGGCCTTATAGACCATCTGCATCGGGGCGCAGGGGGTTCCAAAGAGGTTTTTGATGGTCGATGAACAACGCTCAACGATGATGAGCATGTTCTTGTTCATCCAGTTCGCGCGGAATTCCCTGATCTCCTGGCTGTCGCCCGGGTGCGAGAATTCAACGTTCTGCATGACGCCCTTTGCGTCAGGATCGCCTTCTGAATCGGCGCCTGTTTTTATCGAATCAAGGGTTGCATACACTTTGGTCATGTATGTTCCTTCCTTCATCACGATGTCGTCCACGATGACAATACCGTTACCATCCCGCGAAGGCATGGTCTGGATGTCGTCCGTGTCAATGATGATGATTTTGTCCTTTTTGTCGCCGCCCACTCCTTTGTTGTCTCCGGGCTTCGCGATATCAACTTTTACGTAAGTCATGACTTTTTTGTTGGTTGATTGTTAAGACTGGCATAAGCCGTGGGGAAGGCGCTCAGGTCAGACGCCTTCCCCGTTCGGCTCTATGCGCTGCGGCTGATTTCGTAGAACTTGGAATCGGATGCAGATTTCTGCAGGGTGATCCAGGTACCTGCGCTCAGGGTCATTGCCGCGGTCAGCACGAAGTTGCCGCTGTTGGCAATTGTTGCAGCGTTGGTGCTGGATCCTCCGTAGATGGTGTACACCTTGCCGGTGACTGCATCGTCGAAGTTGGTGATGGCGGTGGCGCCGGAGTTGGCAACAGTGATGAACTTATCGCCACCGGTTACGCTCGGGGTGGTGTCATTGGCAGTGAAGGCAATGGCGGTGCTGGTCACGTTCTCGCGCTTGAGCTCGATGAACTTGCCATCGGAACGTTTCTTCAGATAGAGCACATCTCCCACCGAAGGATTCCATGCCGCGGTCAGCAGGGAGAACTTTCCGCTGGCTGCAATGGTGGAAGCGTTTGTGGAATTACCACACTTCAGCCTGATCTCCTGACCAACGGCCGCATCATCGATGTCGGTGATGGCAGTGGCCTGTGAATTGGCGACAGTCACCAGGGAGGTATGATTTGCCACCGATGGGGTGGTGTCATTGGCATCCATGGCGATGTAGAAATCGGCAGGCTCATCCACATCGTTGCAGAAGATCAGCTGGGTTGAGTAATCGTCCGGCATCTCGGCATCAGATGAGTACTTGCGTCCTACCATGTAGGCCCATACGGATTCACGCCAGTTCGACCAAACCTTCAGGCTCCAGTCCTGCTGCTCGATGTTGAAGTTGAGCATCTCACCGGGCTGATCCTCGAACAGGGCAATGTTGCCCTCGATGGTCCAGATCATGCGCTTGGAGGGCGCCATGTTCGGTACCGTAACGATCTTCACGGATGGATACTCCTTCACGTAGGAGAGGTTCGGCTTGTAGTCCTGGTTCACGCCATAGAGCGTTTCGAGATTTTTGTGGTAATCGCTCAGGGCGTCGGTGCTCATGTAGAGTACCACACGGCCAGAATCCCGGAGAACTTCCGGAACCAGCTTCGTTCCGTCAGCCACATAGGCGGCAATAGTCGAAGATGTCCATTCACCCATGGCGAAGGGCTTGATTTTGAAAGCTGCGATCTGGTTCTTGATGAACTTCATCAGACCATTTGCAGCCTGCATCGAGGAACCGGCAACGTTGACAGTCGGGTTCTTGCGGATCCCGCGGATGCGGCGAAGCTCCTGCTCGTTCTTGAGCTTTTTGGCTGTTTCAACGAGAATGAACTCGATGAACGACCACTTCATGGTGGATGATCCTTCGCGGTTGAGGTATCCCAGCCAGTTCTTTTCGAGCTCCTTGAGCTGGGTGAACTTGTGGGCGAACATCACGTCGTACATGGTCAGCACTTCAGGCTCGAACTTGTACGCGCCTTTGACCACGTTGTCGAATGAACTGCCAAGGGCAGTGGAATCAGCCTGGGAAAACTCATTGGTGATGAAGAAGTTCACCAGGGCGGCCTGATCCTGATATCCGGATTCCAGCGGGAAGATGGAGGTCAGGGAGGGAAGGCTCTGGAGGAAACTCTGAATCCGCTCCTGTTTACGGACGCGGTAGTATTCCCCGAGGTCGGTTTTCAGGGATGAATAGTCAAGCGAACTCGCGGCACGGGGGGCAATGATCTCCAGGCCGTGTTGGGCGGCGATGGCTGCATATGCGCGGCGGTTGTACGGGTGTGCCTCGTCGATAGCAAAAAAGCCCATCCCGCTCATTCCGAACAGGTGGGAATCTTTTCCGGACGGTGTCCAGGATTTTGGGTCGGTTTTCATGTTCGTGTTGTTGGCAGGCGGTTCTTCTTCGGGTTTTTTCGACAGGGTCGCGATGATTCCATCCTTCTCGGTGATCACACCATTAAGACGGGTATTCTCGGCTTTTTCAGCCATAAGGTCGGATTCCGTTTTCTGTCTGGACGAAAGGAGCTGCTGGTTCTGCAGCGCAAGGGTTTGAAGCCGCTCGGTCATGGCCTCAACCATTTCCGTCACGGCCACGGGATCTGTGGCATTGCCCTGTGGGTCTTTGTTGACTGCCTGGATGAACTTTTCGGTGAACTGGTCGCCGAATTCGGTCTTCAGGGTCTGCATTTGCTCGTCTGACATCTGGACCTTACCGTCCTTATCCAGCGCAAATGCCTGGATACCGAGCAATGCAAGGACGAGGGTCGTGAGTTTTTTCATGGTTAAAAGTTTAATGATTTGGATGAAACAATGATTTTATTCTTAAGTCCTAACAGATAGGCTTTTTCCAGTGCTGCATCAAGGGATGAAATCTCGTTGATCAGCCCGAGCTCCAGCGCCTTTTCAGCGTAAAAGATGGCGCCGGTCAGAGCTTCAGAATCCTCCTTGATGCCAAGGTTGTTCATGATGGCCTGGTGGAACACTTCGTTTGCGAAGTCCACGAACTGCTGCATGGCCTCGGTGTCTCCATCCTTGTAACGGCGCGTGAATTCATTCTTGCGGGTTGACTTGGTTGCATAGACATCTTCACTCTTGATCCCGAGCTTTTCGAACAAACCGGAAAAGTCCCGAAAGGATAATACTGTTCCGATTGACCCAACCAGGTCAAGCTTGCTCAGTGCTACCCGATATGAAGCCGAAGATGCGACCCACATCGCAGCTGACGCCGCCATACCGGTGATCACCACAACAGTTGGTTTTCCCAGCAGGCTGATTGAGTTTGTGACCATCTCGAGGCCTGAAATCATCCCGCCAGGCGAATTGACCTGAAGCAACACGGAGTTAATGCGGTCGTTCATCTTCACCTTGCGAAGGGAGTTGAACAGATCGCTGTAGTCCCAATTTCCAAGCGGGCCCTGTAACGACAGGATGGCCACGCTGTTTTCAGGCATGGATTGATCTTCGAGGTCCCACCTGCCGGCAGTGAAGATTTGTGAACCGGTTGCCTTTGAATAGACGTTATTGGGATTCTCCTCATACTTTTTGAGAAGGAAGTCCTGGCCTTTCATGAAAGCCATCAATACGGGCAAATAGGAAATGGCTGTATCCTGGTGGATCAGCCATTCACTGCCAAGTATCGCAAAAACACGGTCCAACATATTGCGCCAGATTGATGGCACAATATTATATTGTATTGAAAAACCGCAAAAGGACTGAAAAAGCCTGGATTAATCGCTTACGAGCGCGTATGGTGTTGGATAAGACCAGGAAATTTCCAACACTGAACCGGATGATTTGTATGAAAGCTGTCTGCTTACATTCAGTTTTGCACCGTTTCCCAACCGGCCCAGGAGAATTTTTTCGCCTGTTGAACAGTGAAACTTCACCAGAAGTGGACGGTCTGTAAAGCTGTCAAACGATTGAAAGTTGCCATCTGCCACACCTGGGAAAACTGATTTGAACGATAGTTCAGAAATAATTCCTGCATCATTATCCTTTACCTTTATTGATAAATCCTCCGTTCCGGGGGTAAAGTAAACCTGCGTCCAGGATTTCCCGGATTTAAGTGTCACGGCTACATGATATCTGTCAGTTGTATTGACAATTGAATCGACATCCTCAAGGCTGATGATTTCGATTTTACAAATTAAGGTCAGGAGGTTAAGGTTTTTTGAAAGGCTCATGGCAGGTTTAGATTAAAAAAAACAGGGGACAGTTCAGGGACAACATACTGCTAAAAAAGGGGGGTTTTTTGGTGATTTTTTTACGCCGGCGGTAGTATGATTTCTTCAGCATATCATATGTAACCGTATCGAAGGAGAGGTTATAGTCGGAGCAGAACTGCAGGATACTTTTTTTGATAGCTCCCTTGGTAGTGTACTCTTTCCTGAGATAGCGGACTTTATCATCGACGTAGTTGTAGAAAAGCTCTTTGAAATGTGCGTCCAGAATCTTTTCAAAGTGCTTCTGATTTTCGTCTGACATATAGACCGTACCATTGCGGATATTCAGATCATCAAAGTAAGGCAGGCGAAGGGTAATGTATTCAGGCCCGGTGGTCAGATCGGGATCGGTACCCACCGGTCTGATCGAAAGAAAGGGCCTGATGATCGTCCCTACGATATTAAGCTTTGTGGCATAGTCCTCTTCATCAAGCTTGCGTTTGATGAATTCGTGCAGGTTAGGCTTGAGTTTTATGGTGATCGTCGGTCTGTTGTCCTGTTGCATGATTCAAAGTTAAAGTTGAAAAACTGGGATAAAAAGGTCAGAAATGCTCTTCCCTGAAGCCTGTATGAATATTGAATCGTTTCCGATACCAGGGTGGAACTTGCTCTTTAGATTGGTCAGAAACCGGTTCCGGCGTTGCTTCTACAAGGTCTGGCATGCAATCCTCCGGAACTTCACCGGTTTCGATAGCAGGATTATCGAAGTACATAGGGTCAGGCGCCGGATCAGGTTCCTCCGGCGCTTGTGGTTCTTCTCTCTTTACGTTCTGGTGTTTCTTTTCACTCCGGTACTTCTTTGTCTGATATCTTGCACGGCAACTTGAATTGCAGCATTTCTGATCCTCACGTTTCCTGGTGAATGTTCTGCCACATTCTGGATTCAGGCAGGTAGCAGTACCATGATCACGCCTGCGGTCAAGGCTGGATGGTGGATGAGCCTCCGGAACTATGCGACTGTAAGCAGCATCCGGTTCCGGATCGGTATCAATGACGGAAGCGGTGACCGGAGGCTCCTGATCAGCTTCAGCCGGTGCAATATATTGCACATCTGATTTAACTATCCATCCAAAGTTGAAAGAGGTGATCCCGCTGTTATCCTGGGACCTGCAAGAACCATGCAGATGAAACTGCAGCTCGCTCTTTGAATCCTGTTTTATATCGATAAAAGTTTTCAGAATCAACTTTTCGATTTGTGATTCTGCTATGACCGTGAATTGTGGTTCTGGTCTTCCTGTTGCTGGCGCTATTTCGATTTTCATATTGTGACTTTTTGTGGGTTATTAATTATTTAGTCCTCATCGGCCTGATCGGGAGAAGATACCGGGAAATCAATTTTGAGCTGGCTTTTGTTGATCTGCCACTGTTCGAAGGTCATCTCCTTGATCTGGTTGAGGATTTGCCTGGCTTCGTCCAGCTTCATTTTCGTGTTCTTAAAATCAAACCTGATCCTGTCAACCTCTTCGATCTGTTTCTCAAGCGCGTTCTGCTTTTGCATAAGGAATTCAGATTGATCTGTGAAGTGTTTGAAAAGAACGTTGTAACATTGAAGCCTATACTTGGAAACGGCTTCCTGCGCCTCCGGTTTTACGTTTTTCGGATTGATTGTAAACAACCATCCAAACACAAATTTGAACGGAATGCAGCTCATTTTATACCTCTTTTCGTCTGCACCAGTTGCCACGCTCAGGGTGGCAACTGAACTTAAAATTTCGTCGTTCATTATTTTTCTCCATTGTACATCTTCGTCAATTCCTAACGCCTGGCAAATTGGACGAATCGGCACCATTTGTTCATTGTTGTCGATCATCACGATCGAAACATCATTCACTCTTGCAATTGTTTTCACTGTTTCCATTTTCTGTTTCATTTAGAGGTTTCTTAAAAAAACCCTTTCCGGCACCTGAAAGGGTTGATCGCACGGAATAAAGAACGTTGTGCCTTCAACCACCCGGTCATCACGGGAGTTTCGTTACATGTGAACGAGTGTTTGTTGTTTACCTTCAATATGATGTCTAAGTGCTTCTCCACAAAATGGGCAATAACTAATTGTTACATCTACCTCATATGTTTTCTCTTGGTCTTTAATTTTCTGAATAAGGGGTACACTATAAATTCGTTCACCATTTAAGAGAAAGCCGCCTGGAAAGCTGTAGGATATTACCTTTTTTTTGTTTTTCTCAGGAAAAGCATTTAATAGCCTATATTCCAATTCTTTAATACAATTACACATTTTGTCTCCTTTCGTTTATAATTTCATTAAGCATTTTCAAACCTTTTTCCCAATGCGGAATCATGTGCTTTAATTTTCCACTTTCCGGTCCGGGGATATCGCCCTTCGCAAGGCCGATGATGCGCTCGTAATGAGCTTTTAGCTGTTGTTGCTGAGAAGGTGTTCTTTCACGGAAATAATTCGTTGCTTTAAGGACTTTCATGGAGGCAGGTGTCTTGTTCGCAAGGAGGTTATCCAATATTGTCTCTTTAATTTACCAACCCTTCTTGCCCATTTAAGAGCTTGCTGAACCTCATGAAGTTCCTCTTTAATATCATTTAAAATATCCTGTTTATATTCGGATGCTATTCCGTTTAACAGTTGGTTTTCCAACTGTTCAAGAACTCTTACAGCTGTTTGTTGATTCGATTTAACTTTTTTCATTTGTCATGTACAATTTTAGGATCAGAAGCAGCAAGCTTATCAATTACGTTTTCACAGGATTCACGGCTTTTGGGGTCATACATGACATAGTGATTACTTGAATCCCATTTGCGCCATCCACCCCTGATCGCAGTATATTCCACGATGATCCAAATTTCATTGCGCCAGTTAAACTGCGCTCTCAAAACTGTTCGGCCCTGCTTAACAGCTTTCATTTTTTCATCTTTCGTCATGCTGCCTCCAGATATTTTTTGATGTTTTCTTTCCACACGATGTTGTGATGTTTGATCGATGCGATCCATTCCGGCTTTGGAACAAGTGCTCCGGGACCGGTCATGGCGCCAACGAAAAGCATATCGATGCCAGAGAAGTCAACGTTGTGCATCGGCCCCATCAGAGGCTCAACCAGGGCAAAGCTCATGTGTTTGCACCCGCAGGAAGAAAGCAGCTCAATTCGTTTCGAATGCTTTTCTTCCTCAATGGAAGTGCCCAGCCAAACGTTATGAGGCCAATCAAAACCACGGTAGCCGATTGGCCTTTTGGTCAGCATCTGGAAAGTATGCTGAGGGTTTTTCCGGATCACGGCAATGATCTGATCAATCCAGTCGATACAAATGCCAGGCGAAAAGATGTCGGCCATCGAGCAGACGAAGATCCGGGATGGTTTCTGAACCGTCGATGGCTCATCAAGCCTGGTCGGAAAAAAGGATGGAGTGAAGTCCGGGTTCCTGGAGAACCTGGTAGCGAATCTCTTCGCATAGCAGTATGAGCACCCGATATTGCACCCCACGATCGGGTTCCAGGTGTAATCGCAAAATTCAATGTTTGATCTGTTCATAGGTTAAGGGTGTTATTGTTTACAAAAACTCTGTTTTCGTCGATGAAGGGTTTAAGAAAGCTGCTGGTAAGCGTGTCCGTAACCTTGCACTCCTGGTAAATTGGTTTCGATACCCATTGGATGAGAAAAATCATCCCTATTCTCCTGCGTCCGTTGATGACAAAATCCTCAAGTTTTGCCTGGTGAAATCCATCTGGCAATTTGTCATAGTAGGCCCATCCGTCTTTTTCGATTCTCATAAAAAATTTTTTTAGTTACCGGGGGTGTTATTTTTGGTTCCACCGCTCCAACATTCCAACAAGTGGCTTGAAATTGGTTTATCATATTGATAATCAATTACTGCAAATGCGTTGGAATCATAAAGTTCGCGGTTGGAACGAAAAATGATTCCAACGGAAATGAGTTTTCCACGAATAGCGATTCCAACAGATTCCAACGGTAAAAACATGTTCCAACAGAATTTAAAATAATTAACAATATGATTTATAAGGTTATATGTTTTCATTGTTGTAATTTTTGGAACGTTGGAACGTTGGTGCGGTTTTTTGCCTTCAAAAATTTCATTTGATTTTTTTCTCCTGATCAGAAAGGAATCTCATTTTGGACGGGTTGGGCGACTGACAAATTAGCAGGCTGCTGGTATGAATGTTCCAACGTTCCTGAATCGAAAAATGAAGGTTCCGGCTTGAACCGTTGCAAATCGATCCCCATGGTTTCGATAATATCATAGTCAAGGGCAATGCAGCTCGTGTTTCGCTCAGCTTTTTTGACGATCCTGCGGGATACCTGGCTTACCGGATCGGTTTCCCATGTTTCTACGTCGTAGCTGAACCGGTGGCTCTTGATCTGACCGATGTAGGCCGGATGGTCCTTCAAATACATGCGAAGGGCGTTCAGCTTCAGACTTTCGCTGGAGTGGAGTTTCTGATAGGCCTGGATGACATCGTTGACGATCAGAAACAGAATCCGCTTATCGGCACCATTCCAGTGAATCTCGTCGGTTTCTGTTTTTGATTTCTGAACAGTGATCTTTTTTTCCGTCGAGATGTCGAACTCACGGCCATATAATATCTGACCCTGGGTGTAGAGCATCGATATCGTATCGAAGAAAACACTCAACCGGTTGCTTGTGCTCAGGTCTTCGCTTTGCCGAACGATCTGACGCTTGGCATCCTCGTAGAAATCGAGGTATGAAAAAGGCAACGGCAGATCCTTCACATGATCCTCCCAAAGCTTCGCGATGGCGATAAACAGGCTCACGGTATTGATCACCCTGGTCTGGAATGTTCCGCCTTCACGCTTGATATCTTCCTTTACCTGCCGCTGCGCATCGCGCATGTAAGCTGCAAAGTGTTTGTGAACGATCGGCCGCTGGCTGATGATCGCCATGGCGATGTTGCTCAGCCCATCCCGTTCACGGTCTTTCAGATCTTTGAACATTGCTACTTCCATATCTGTCCAGTCATCCTTTTTTGGTACATGTTTCTGCACTACCCGGTTCCCAAGGGCGCCATCGTCGCGCTCCGGTCCTTCCTGCCCAAGCAGGACAGGGCTACAGTTTACCTTGCTCACGTCGATATCCTTGCTGGAGGCATCCTTGCGCTTCTGTTTCCCTTCGTTGTCATACACGGCTGCCTTCAGTCCCTGGAACTTCACATCTGAAATCTGGTAATCGTTGTACTCTTCGAAGATCACCGGGATATCCCGGAACCTTTCAAGGGAGGTGAAGAAGGCGGCATCTGTACCACTGTTCAGGTTGAACAGAGGGGCACCGTGCATGAATGGCGCCCGGATGCTTTCCGCTATTTTGGATTTTCCGCTTTCCGTTGGACCGATAAAGAAGATGGATGTGAACAACCGGTCAATCGGAAATATGATGCTACGGTTAGCGGAAAGGATTGTAAATAAAAAAGCCCACATCCCGTTACAGTTCTGCTTATAGACTTTTACCATCAGATCACTCCACTCCTTCCAGGTGGTTCGTCCATCAGCTTTGTACACTAAGAAGCGGTCATATTCATACCGGTCTGAATCTGCCCTCTGATCTTTGTAAATTGCTGAAAACGCCGGAAGGTAAAAGGTGTCTTTTTTGAACTTTACCAGTCCGAGTTCATCCACAGATGTGAAAGCTCCATCGGTGATGATCCCGTTGCTGAAAGCAAAAAAGCCCTCCGGCTGCCACCCGAATACACGGAGTTCCGTGCAACGGGGAAACTGGAGGGCTATGCTTTCGAGGATCTTCTCGTGATGATACTGTTTACCATTTGTGAACAGGTAGGATCCCACGTTCCACAAAAACTTGCGGAACGGGCCCATCTCGATCATGTCGGCGCTTTTGAACTCGACATACTCTTCTTTGTTGAGTTCTGAGTGGTAGAGCTTCACGAAACGTTTGTTGTTGTTCGGATCGGGATCATGAACCTGGAACAGGGGTTCCATGAAGAAATTTCCAACCTTGACCAGGGTATTGTCCAGCGTCCTGAATACGTAGAACATCTTGTGCCCGGTCTTGTTTTGAGCCGGGAAAAAACCGTATCGCTGGAAAAAAACCTGGTCAACGTATTCGGGCAAATGTGCAATATCGAACACATATTGCTGTTCGTCGATCACTACCTGCTCCTGCTTTTGCGCGGCAATGTTTTTCCGTTTCTCAATAAACGGCCTCAGTACTTTGCTGAAGGCGGCCTGGGTAAGACCGAACTTCTTGGCGATCTCGTTGGTCTTGATGTGGATGATGGTGTTGTCGAGCCTGGAGAGGAACTCGGCCACCATCTCCACGAACTTCTTGCTGCGCTTTGTATCCGGTGACAGTATCAGCTTGCGCCTGAGACCTTCGACATAGAAGTCAAGAAAGTCATCATAATGATCATTCTGAGTTACATCGCCGGTTTCTGTGTCGATGGTGGTATGATCTTCATTATCATGAACCATGACCACCATCGCGGATTCGGTGAGCAACCTGCCTGTTTCGGACAGTGGCAGCTCACAGTCATTTTCATCGACAACATTTTTCAGGCCGTGGATTTTGACAGTTTTTGTCAATTTTCCAAGGCGTGAATAGTCGTCCCTGCGAAGTTTAGCATTTGGTAAACTGATTGCGTTCTCACGGCCCATGGCGTGACTTTCGACAACCTTCTGCGGGTCATCGAACAGGATGGCAAAACCTGCGTCGGTGATCTGCTGCTCAGAGGCATCGAGGCCGTAGAAGCCTTTCTCCTCAGTGTCAACCGGTGGGAGCTGCTTCTTTAAATTCTTTTCAAGGTCATCCCTTGAGGTTCCCAGGTTCTGACTGATCGTTTCAAGAAGATAGGACCTGGTTTCTTCATTGCCGATCAGGGCGATCTGGGAGATCAGCTCCTTGATCAGGTGTGCTTTCTGCAGCGGATCGGCTGCGATCTCTTCCTTTGCGATCTGAATCCGGAAGGTCACGATATCCCTGCGGTTTTCCTTGATGTACTTCCGGACGAACTCAGCGCCGTATTTGCGCACAAACGAATCGGGATCCTCGCCAGATGGCAATACAACCAGGTAAACATCCAGCCCCAGCTGCAGGGGAATCCGGATGTTCTTGATCATGGCGTTCAAGCCGGCTGCATCGCCATCGTAGATCATGGTCAGCCGGTGGGTGAACGCCTTGATCATCTTCACCTGGTGTTCGCTCAGGGCGGTTCCCGAAGCTGCCACAACATTGGTGATCCCTGACCGGTACCAGGATATCATGTCGGCCTGACCTTCTACCAGGTAACAGTCATGCTGGTTCGCGATCTCTCGTTTGGACTGGAACAGTCCATAAAGGAGCTTTTCCTTTTTGAAAACGTCCGTTTCCGGGCTATTGAGGTATTTTGCCTCGTTCTTTCCCTGCTCGATTATCCGGCCGGTGAACCCGATCACGCGTCCCGAGCGGTCGAAAAACGGGAACATGATCCGTTTGCGGAACACATCATAATAATGGCCCTGCTCGTTTTTTCGGATAAGGCCGGCCATCTCCAGCACGTCAGCGCTGAAACCTTTCTGACGGAGTGTGGTCATCAGTTCGTTGCCCAATTCAGCGAAACCGATGCCGAAGGTTTCAGCAACATCGATAAAATCCCGTTTTACAAGATAGCCGGTGGCATCTTTATTCTTTGCCAGGTTGCCGCTGAAATAGCCCTGGGCGAATTTCAGTACCTGCAAAATTGCATCCCGGCGCTTTTCGCTCTCGGCATACTCAGCCTGATCAGCGTCAGTGACCACCGGAATCTTGTAAAAATCGGCGATGAACCTGAGCGCTTCGGGATAGGTCATGCCTTCGTGTTCCTTGAGAAACTCGATGGCGTCGCCAGATTTACCGCATCCGAAACATTTGAAAAATCCCTTCGCCGGGTTTACCATGAACGAAGGGGTTTTCTCGTTGTGAAACGGGCAACATGCGATCAGGTTGACCCCTTTTCTCTGAAGCGAAAGAAATCCCCCGATGATGTCCTGTATCTGGACGGCATCCTTAATTTCGGCAATGTTGGTAATCATGCTGAATGAGCCTCAGATGTTTGCTTTTTCATCATATCGCGCTGGTTGGGCAGTCGCTTGAACAGGATCCTGCTGATGGCACGGGTGCTCCAATCGATGTCATAGGATTTGTACATCGTCTTGAGCATCTGTCTGAAATCAGAGGCTGACATCCCGGCGTCGATCAGCGTATCCATATCGCTCACATGATCGAGAAACGTGTGCTGAATTTCAACCACGTCGGCATAGAATAAAAGCTTTCCGCCCAGCATGATCCTGAACGTCTCACCGATGTGGAACCTCTCGCTCTTTAACCTGTATGTAGTAAAGTAGTCGCAGGAAAGCTTGTTGTTCCAATTACGACTGAACCTGATTTCTGATATCATAATTTAACAGCTTCATTTGGGTTAAAGATTGGCACCTGGACAGCCTCGGCTGGGCGGTTCACTTCCAGAACCGTTACTTTCTTTGTCTCCAGCAGATGAACTAAGTAGTGGCCACGGGCCATCACTTCAGATGGAAATGTGAGCCACTTCCCATCCTCAAACTGCACTTTGTAGAATGAATTTGGCAGTTTGATCACCTTCATGGAATTGTACTGATCATAGGGGATCAGATGCCCCAGTTCGGCAATGTTATAGGCGGGCAAAAAGTTGAAGTTTTTATTGAAAGGCTTGAGTTTATTCTCAAGCGAGTACTTCCTGGATATTTTATTGAAGCACCACCAGGCTGACGCTTTCCAGCGGATTCCGTAACGGTGTAATATTTCTGCTATCTGGGGGGAGATGTGGCTATTCTCCATCATTGTCTTGCTCATTCTGTTGTTGCTGTTGTAGAGTTGTGAAAAATTTGACGGCTAATCTTTTGCTTTTTTCCTGAAGCCTTCTGGCGTGGTCCATGTCCTCGATCTCGATTGCTGAGAAGACCTCTTCCATGTCGTTCAATTCAAAGTTGGGATCCATCAGATGATGCCCCTTTCTTTTGCCCAGATGACGATCCCGACTTTGGTGTGAACATCAAGCTTATGTTCAATGTTCATCCGGTGTGCGCAAACAGTGTTGAAGGCAATGTTCAGCCGGTCGGCAATGATCTTGTCCGGAAGGTCTTCTCCGATCAGCTTGATGACTGCAATCTCCCGAGGCGTGAGCTGGCCATGTTTCCCGGATGGAAGGCTGCACAACCGGCCTTCAAACTGACATTTTCCCCGCTTGCCACACTCCCAGTACTCCCGGATCGTAACTCCCTCAGAAGTGAGGTCTGCCCGTTCGTCGAATGAACCGAAGTTGCAAAAGAGGTATTGCTTGATCTGTTCAATAGGATTGATGATCCCAATCTCCTCGATGCAGCTGAGGGCTTTCTGATCGCTGTCGAGTAACTCTCTGAATATTGCCAGATCGGCATCGTCGAGTTGATCGATGGAATGGCTCCGGCCATTCTTGATAAAGTGGAGCTGCCCGTCCAGGGCAAAAATCTCCATGTTGGCATCCGATAATCCTGCTGGAATTTTCATAGGTCAAGAATTTAAAAACAGGTTTATTATTACGATAAGCCATGCCAGCAAAAGCAGCATACCGCCAATATTATTTTCAGGTTTTGGCTTCATTTCAGAATAGCCTGAGCGCGGCGGGTGGTTTCTGCTGCAACTTCATCGCGGTAGGCAATAGCCTCGTCGATGATGATTGTGTTCATCCGGTGGTCGTCGGGGTTCAAAACGGCCCTGATATACGATGCGGCAAATTCAAACCCCCGGGCTGACAGCCTCTTTTGAATCACACCGGATGCTCCGTATGGCAAGTCATAATAGAGCTTCTTAAGGGTCCTCTTGTCAAGTTTCGTTGCAGTCATATTTAAATAGTATTTACTTTAGATTGTTACTGTATTATCTTTGTGTTATTATTGGAATGCGAAAGTAATTAATATCTGCATCGAATGTCAAGTTTTTCTGGCTTTTTTTTCAGGAATATTTGTCATTTAAATTAAGTCCAGATACACATATAATTCTAATGTCATGGAATACAATAAAATAGAGGAGCTAATAAAGAAAAGGGGAATAGCAAAGAAATCCCTCAGTGCAATGGTTGGGAAAAGCCGCTATGGTTTTGATCAAATGATCGAAAATCAAACCATGAATGTGAAGATGCTTGAGTCATTATCGAAAGCTTTGGGAGTGTCGATCTCCTATTGGTGGGATGATGATGAGTTTTTTCCTGAGCGGAAAGAGATCGCTGAGTGCAGAAGGGAGGTTGAGTTTCAGAAAAAAATCAACTCGGCCCTGGTGGACCAGATCGAGAGCTTAAAGCAGAAATATGAAGTTAAAAGCAAACACATAGGTTAGTGGTAGCCTATAGCAACCCCCTGCCCCCATTACAAGAGGGTAACAGTGTTAACGCTGAAAAGCTGCGAAAGATTGAATAAGGGATGAAATTTTGTAACCCGACTAAAAACTGTATCAATTTTTTTTCAAGCCGAATCTTTGCAATAAAAGATAAATCAATTCATTAAGAGCCGAAAACTGTATCAAAAACTGTATCAAAATGGGGAAATCATTGACGTTTCAGAGGCTTTTTTATTTTCTAACGTATTGAAATACAGGTAAATACAAATCAATATTGTATCCTCCCCCCGCTACAAAATAGCTGTAATAAATTGACTATCAATATATTACAGCTTTTTTTTTGAAACAATTGTATCATTTGTATCAAAATTTAACGGGGATAATTATGAAAAAAATGAAAGAAAAATTCAAAAAACCTCGCCTTTATGATGCAGATGGCGATTTAACCCAGAGGTGGTATGTGTTTTATTCATACCTGAACCCTGAAACAAACAAGTACCAAAGGTTCCTTCATTCAATTTCTTCGAGGATCCAGACCTCCAGCGGACGAAGGGAGAAGGCACACCTTATTATGCAGGAGCTGAACGCGAAGCTGAATGAGGGCTGGAGCCCTTTTTCGCTGATCGAGAAAAGGTTCGTGGGATTGCTGACTGCACTCAACTTTGTCCAGGAACTGAAAGAAAGCTCCGTCAGGCAAAGAACTTCGAGCACTTACAAACATCATATCGCCACCTTCCGGAAATGGCTCGTGATGAAAGAACTTGACAAACGAAGCGTCGAAGATTTCACTTACCACCATGCCCAGGAGTTCATGGACTGGACAAAGATCAAGCTCAAACACTCGAACCGGACTTACAACAACCGGATCACGGCCATGGTCACCCTTTTCAATGTTCTTTTAGAGCGTGAATTTATCCGCGCTAACCCGTTCAAAAAAATTACGAGGCTGCCAAAAACGGAATCGAAGATCATCTCCTTCACTCCTTCTGAAATAAAGGTGATGACCAAACATCTGCCGACATACAATTACGATCTGTATGTTTGCGCCTGCATGATATTTTACTGCTTTATCCGTCCGCAGGAGCTTGCCAGGCTAAAGGTTGAAAATATCGATCTTCGAAAAGGCATCATCACCTTGCCCGGAGAAGTGTCGAAAAACAAAAAAACCGAAATCGTGGTGATTCCGGTTCCTTTTCAACGCATTTTATTGAACTTCGATTTAAACTACCCTGGCAGTTACTTTGTTTTTGGCAGGTATCAGAGAAGATCGCCAAAGTATTGCGCCCCTACCAGGATAGCTGAGGCATGGAAAAAATTCTGCACGAAAGTCGGGCTCGAGAAAAACATCTATTCGCTCAAGCATACCGGTGTCGGGACAGCCATTGAACACAAGGTAAGCACAAGGGACATCCAGCTTCAGGCCAGGCACCACAGCCTTGACCAGACACAGGAGTACCTGGAAAAGTTTAACAACTCGCCAAGCGATTACTTTACCAGACACTTCCCGGATATAGAGGCTATGTAAGCTAACCGCCATTTTTTTCATCTGAACCAATCAGCCAGTAAAATACAATACGGTCGTTTACTTCAAAGGGTTCGTACTGATAACCCTTATCAATCATGTGCTGCACAAATAATTCGGCAGTAATATCAATCCCGGGCCAGAAGTTTTCAAAGCAATCCATGATCTCGCCGGTGGTGAGCTTCAGCGTGGCTGACGCTGCAGAGAGTACAGGCGGGAACTTTCGCATGAAAGAATTAAACAATACGGTGAAGTCTTTCATGATCCAACGGAATTTGATGCTTGTTTCAGAAAATCGTCCGATTCGATGTCAGGAATCTCGAGGTAGCTCTTTTTCGAAAACGGAGAAAAGCCTGCAACAAACACCTTGTTTTGGCCTACGCTGTGAATGGTTACATATTTCCATCCCTGATCATCCTGGCTTTCGAACGCAACGCAGCGATCTCTGAATTCAGTGATCTGCCGCAGCTGCCTGTTGATTGCCCGGATAGCCTGGTTGGTTGAAATAATTTTTGTGCTCATGCCTTGCCCCCTTCCTTTGCCTCGATGAGAGCCGTGAGCAGGTTGTTGAGTTTGTAGAGCTCAACAAAGAAATCGACCGAGTGGAGAAAGAAATCGTCCTCCCGTACCGATTCCATCTGGTGCAGCGCCAGGATGGCCTTTAAAATGTTTCTTTGTGATTTTTCCGGCTCTTCGGCCAGGTCTTTCAGATATTTGAACACATCTGAAGTGAGTAACAAGCAATCGTTTTGACTTGCCATTTTGAACCTCCTAAATGGGAAAAACCCTGAGGCTTGTTCCGGCTCTATAGAACCGCTGGATCCTTTCGGGTACCAGAGCCACAGGGTTTTCCCCTATGTAGAAGTTGATTAAGCATTGGACTATAGATTTGAACGCTACAAAGGTAATCCTTAAAACGAGAAAGTCAATAGCTTTTATGGAGTATTTACTTCCGGAGTATCTTTTTTGCCTTTTTTCCTGTTGTCGATTTCGCCACGAAATATTTTCTCAGCTTTCATGTATGCATTATAACTAAAGAAATAACCCTCTTTTTTTCTGGCATTTACCCACCCTTCAATTCTCCCTGGCGTAATATTATCCATTTCCTTCAATAAATACTCCTCATGATAAGGCTTTAATTTTTCAGAAATAGCCTCGAAAACAGCTGATGTTATCCAATCGCCCTGATCTGTTTTTGTTTGAAACCATTTTAAACATTGCTCGGGGCTCATTCTTTCAATTTTTTCAATCTTCGCGTCGTCAGAATTTGCATGAATAGCGTTCATGTAACCTCCGTAATCATCAAAATCAAGATACTCTCCAGCTTCTTTTAATTCATTAAATTCTTTTCGTGCCTCTGATGGAGAAAGGTAACTGTAGTCTGTAAAGTATTGCTCTCGGTCATAGAACTTACGAGGTGGCTCATTAGGCTCTTCCGGCTGATTGGTTTCTATTTCTAACGGATGATGGCCAGCTGGCTGCGCCGTGCTTGCTTGGCCTGGCTGGCCTGTTTCCTTTTTACGGAACGCCAACCAAATAATAATGAATACGAAAAACAAAATTGAAACAATCCAGAACATAGCTTTAGGTTTTAAGGTTAGACCCCCGCAATTTAAACAAAAACCAAACACGTATGTTTGGTCTTTGTTTTTTTTCGCGTCAGGGATTGGAGCGTAAATCCCGCAGTGAGCGAAGCGAAAGAGGAATTGCAGCAAAAAGCCCGCCCTGAAAGGGGACGCCCCGGATCATGAAAAAAGCGTCATCTGGTTTTCAAATTCCTCGTTGTCCAGTTTTTTGAGTTGGATCCCGATTCTGGCTTCGCTGGCTTTGAGTTGTTCGAAGCGGTTGAAGGTAACTGTGCTTCGCAGTTCTGATTCAAGCGCCAGGCGTTCTTTTTGGATTGATGCCTTTTCTTTGATCAGTTCTTTGCGTGCGGTAATGGCTCCATGGAAGTATTCAAACAGGGCTTTGTAGCACTCCTGTTTGTAAAGGATCAGTTCCTTCGATGAGCTTTTAATCGAAAAAATCCATCCGTAGATCAGAAATTCCGGCAGGCAAACCATCTGCCTGACCTGGTCGTCGCCGGATATCTGCATTGGCTGTATAGCCAATGCAGGTCCTAAAATAGGGTCGGCCTTCACGTTTTTAAAAATGCGGGTATATTCAACATTAAGAGCCTCACAAACAGGCTTTAATGCTACCCAATACACCCGTTTTCCGACAAAAAAAGCATGGTTTTGCCGTTGAATTCCAGAAAATTTGTAACACGCTTGTTCATAGTGATTTAGATTAAAAGTTTGCAATGCAGGTCTGGTTAAAAAATAAGCCCTGCCTTTCGGGATGGCCCCCTACTCGGCAAGGCATTAAGTTTCCTGGTTAGATACTGACGGGGCCATCGTCAGATAGAGTTACAAATATACTATGATAAAGCAATGCAATAAATAATATTTTTATCCTATGGACTAAACATCGTTGTCAACCGTATAGCACTCCAATGTAGCCGGCATGATCCTGTCTTTCTTGATGGTCACCTGGAGTGATCTGACCAGCATCTTAACGCCGTCCACCATTATTTTCCTTGAAAAATCGAAATCGCGAAGCTCGGAAAAATCCATCTGCCGTTGAATTTTAACCAATTTGGCGTTTGCCCTGAACTGCATGAAATCGAGCCAGAATTTATTGAACAGTCCGTTTTCCCAAGGGTAATACAGAGAAAAGTTCGCGGTATGGTCTGTACCATGCAGCCCCAATAGCGGTAAGCTGGGATTTACATACTCTGTAAAAAAAAGCCTTGGGGTGATCTCCTTATACTTTTCCATCGCATTGGTAACGATCATTTTATTGCCATCGTTCCATGGAACTGAGAACTTTGTTTCCAGCGATTGCTCACCTGTCCGGAAAAAAAACCTTGTCCGTAAAAGGCTAAGCAGTGAATTCACGACCCAGTTTTTTGCCGTGTTCATCTGGTAGAACTCCATCAGGTCCTCAACGTAGTATATGCTTCCGATCTCCCCGATCGGAAACGACGGGAGATACGACAGGTCTTTCACAGACCCGGAATATAGAGCCGCGATCTTGTCTTCAAAGTCTGTCATAACCTGGGCTGCGGTATCATCTCCATCGAGGGTCATTTGAAACTTATACCCTGTTTTTGCCTCTTCGCTTTCGAACGATTTTGAAATAACATTCTTTGAGAAATCATCGTAAGACGAGTTGTTGATGATACTCTCCAGCTTGATTAGTCTGACCTTGCGGGATGTGTTGTCAACGAACATTCCCAACCCAAACATATTTTCGAGACCTTTCATGAATTCGACGACAGGAAGCCGTGGGACATGCTGGTTGAAAGTAAGGTGGCTTAACGAATAATTAGATGGAAACCTTTCAGGAAAGTTGACCCCTGCATTATTGCAGCATGTAGAATTGAAAAGCACAAGCTTATTGAAATCAGCATGCGAGGTAAACATCTGGTCATCGAGTTCATAGGATAACCCCGCAAATAGTTTCGCAAGAACATACCTTAAATAGAGCATTGGCACCAGGATGGTTCTTTCGCTTGTATTTGATGTTTGCAGAAGCATCCCAGGGTAGTTGTAATTAAAGTATTTGAGCTGGGAATTCGACGTTGGCGGATCGAAATAGTTTTCATTATACACCTGCGGGCATGCCAGTGGAACGTCCGGATAGCAAAGCGGAATGGTGCTGTTCAGATAGGCCAAAGCCGTCGCCTCATCCGAAAACACCATCTCTCCCATGTCGATCTGCTGCAGCTGCCGGTTCTTGAGCTGATAATAAAAATCGCCGTTACCGTCGAAGACGGCCCCTTCATAGGATTTATCTGAAACTGTTTTCAGTCTCGCGATACCGGCAAACAGGGTGATCCCGTTCCACTCGAAGCGGCTATCGATATCCCTGTAGGGGTTCCCGGTGTTCGGCAACCGGTGTGGAAATGCCAGGATGATGGCGTTCCGTGCCGTTGCCGGGATCCTGAAAGGGTAGGAGAAATTTCCGATGTCGTTGAACACCGGTGATTTCATGTTCATGGTGAACGAGAAATCATTCGGAAGGTCAACGTACTGGCCTGCTATTTTCAGTCGGAGCATGGGGTTATTGTTTTCGGGTGAACTCGCTGCGGATCAACCCATACCCAAGCAGGATGATGCCCAGGGTAGAGTAAAAGATTTCCATGTTCACGGCACGGCCGTTTACCGAAGCTATTACCATGTAAGTAAACAGGGCAAACGCCCAGTAAAATCCTACTCTTTTGCTTGAGGCGCCGCCCTTCTGATCTTCGAAGAAACCGGCTGCCCATTTCATGATCGGGTTCATATTAATTGGGTGTTTTTGAAATAAGATACCATGATGAGGATTCCGGTTCCCAAACAACGGTAATAGCCTGGCCTTTTCCTAGTTCGTGAAAATTACCGGCTGTGTCCGTTATCTGATTTCTATCTGTCGTGTAATAAAAAGCAGAATAATCGCTTCCTACGTTTACGATTGTCATTATCTGCCCGTCGTAAAAACCACCTTCTATTCCGCTTGTGAGGTCGGCATTATTTCCATCTACTGTAATAAAGAGTGTACGGGCAAACCATTCGTTGGAGATAACGGTCTGGCTGTTGTCAAAACCAACCCTGTAAACAACCCTTTCCTTTGGTTCAGCCTTGATCTCCCCGTTGGCTATGTTGTAAACAAGCGTGTATTTTGAGGTATCCGATTCAGGTAAACCAGTCGCATACACCTTCCCCTGCATTCGTGTCGTGTCGGTCACTCTGAGCGCTCCATCGATGTGCGCAGTGCTGACGGGGTTTGTTGTTCCGATACCCATTTTCCCTGAACCTTTGTAAACATTGCTCCCTGATTTTATCCATCCCAGGGAGTTGGTCAGCTGTGTTGGAGTAACAAAAACGGTTGTCGAATCTTCAATGCTTACCTTTTTGTCGATCCGTGAGGAAAGCGATGTGGTGTCAACAGGCGCCGGCCAGGCATACTTGCTCAGCACGCCATTGGCATCAGGGGCCATGGCGTATGATGGGACCGAAGCCAGAACCGGGATGGTGTCAATGCGGGTTTTGCCTTTGACGTGAAGCTTGACATCTGCTGCAGGATTAGTCAGGCCTATACCTACATTGCCTCCGGTAAATACTGCTGCCCTCCTGTCTGCAACATTCCCTGCGCTGACGAAAATCCCGTGATAGGCGCTTGTGAAATAACCGGCATAAACGCCTCCGTTTCCATAAACAGCCGCATTGGCGCTGGTTCCTCCGTCGAAATAACCGGCATATGAATTATTGCTCAGTACCTTTCCATAAACTCCGATTGAATTAGATTCACCATACACCCCTATTCCGGAGGTGGATTTACCATAAAGGCCTGAGCCGCTCGCTGAAGCAATGCCCTGCACCGCGTGATTTATAGATGAAGTAAAGTATCCTCCGACTCCGGAGGTGGATTTACCACGTATGCCGTATGCAGATGAAGATTCGCCATACACCCCAACCCCGGATGAGCTGATAAAATACCCCGCATCACTGGAGGTATTTGAATATACACCCCACCCCTGTGTATTCGTAACATATAACCCAGGGCTGCTGCTATTAGTTGCAATCCTTAATTTGGCCTCGGAAGCATTGGTAATACCTATTCCAACATTGCCTGAATTATAATAGATGTCACTTGCGTTTGTTGTCCATTGACTTAAAGGGATGCTCTGCCACGTCTTATCTCCCCTCAAAAACTGGTTCGTGGTACCGACGCCAATGGCAGGTTCATAGGTCCCTGAATGGTCATGACCTGACAGGGAATATGAATCATTGGCAAATGTCCAGGCTGATCCGTTCCACTTAGCGTACCCGGTGGATTTGGTGATGGATGGCTCCCAGGATGGGGTTTCCCATGCAGGCCCACCATTGACATCGGTCCTTAAAACAAGTCCCGCAATACCTTCTGTATGCAGGGAATTCAATTGGCCGTTCCCATTATTGTAGACCATATCTCCAAATTCATCTGTCGGGTCCTGCATATAATTCTGTGAGGCGTGGTTGCCCCAGCTGTAGGCAGTATTCCAGTTGGTACTGTTGCCACCGGTGGCGGTGATCACCCCGGAGACATCGAGCGTGGTGGCAGGATTGGTGGTCAGAATCCCTACACGGCCATTCGGCGATATCGTGGATCCCGTTCCGGTCATCCCGGTAGCGAACAGGGTATTGCCGATGTTTAGCTGGTCGGAGGTTGTTGGCGATGCCAGTTCAATGTCGTAGCCAAGAAGAATGTTTCTATGACCTGGACCTAAAGCCTGACCGGAAGAGTAACCGATGACTGTGTTATAATTTCCTATGTTAGATGGAGAAGTTTTATATCCAGCATAAAATCCAATGTAAGTTCCTCCTATTGCTTGTGACCCTGCTCCTGCTAAAGCCCCAAGTGCAGAATTGTTACTATTGCCTTCTGACAGTGACGAAAGAGATCCATGCCCAAATGCAGAATTATAACTATATGACGACGCTGTGGTATTTCTCAGTGAAATGTTACCAAATGAGCAATTATTGCTTCCGGTGATATTACCTTGACAACTTTTGTCTCCGAACCCGCAATTTGAATTACCAATTGTTAAGCTTTGTAAAGCAGCATAACCAAATCCATGATTTGATTCTCCTAATGTGTTTTGCGACAACGTTTCCGCACCAAATGCTGTACAAAGTGAACCCTTTGATAAAGATTGTAATGCTCTGTATCCAAAACTGGTATAATACTCGTTAACCTGGGACATTTTTGTTTTGTTAAAGTATTGAATTCCTGCTGTTGTGTTTGGTTTTCGATACAAAAAATCAGTCTCGGCTGTAGATCTTGGACTATTATCTATGTATGTTGTCGTCGTATTATCAGGTATAATTCCAATCAAATATAAATAGTTGACATCATTTGTTGTTCCTGCCTGAGATCGATATACTTTTCTGCCAAGTACTCTTTTATCAGATGAAGTTGGAATATTTGAAATTAAAACCTTTGAATTCGTATTAAGTTGTATGCTCGGGTAAAGTGAGGAAGTCAATCCATTTCTACCAGTTGTTCCTTCACTCGTGTAGTACATTACGCAATAATAGTATATTCCAGCTTCTATATTTCCTTCACCATTGTTTGTAATAATCATTGGTGTTATCTCTGCATCAGTTGGATTAGGAACCGGTTCAAAATTCAAATGCCCACAGATATCTACAGTGTATGTCTGAGCTGACTGTCCTTTCCCAAGCTTCGTTTTACCAAACACGTTAAAATCTGCCAGTATGTTCGTTGTCCCGATGGCAACCTTTCCGGATTCACGGTTGATATCGCTGCCCACCGGCGTCCACTGCAAGTTCTGCCACGTTTTATCGCCCCGGTAATACTGGTTGGTTGTACCGGTTCCAACGGCCGGTTCCTTGGCATTCCAGCTCGTGCTGCTCCCTCCATCAGCAGTAACAACTCCGTTGACGTGAAGTGCCGTGGTCGGGTTGGTGGTATTGATCCCCAAACCGGCTGAGGTCATGTAGATACCTTTACTATCCGTGAAATTGTCAATTCTCAGAATACTATTATCTGCATCATTCTTTATCCTGTAAACCTCACTGCCATCACCGGTGAAAGTGATCTGCTGATTCTGATCGGAGGAGAAATCCCCAAGGATCAAATTGCCTTTTCTGACCTGGACAGTTGAAGAATCGCAGTATGATCCAGACGGGTAAGGTGGCACCAGCGATCCTGCGGTGCTGGCCCAGGGACTTCCGGTATAACTGTAGTACCAGATATTGTTCAGCAACAGGCTGTCCTGGTGCAAAACAATCTTGTAGAGTTGTCCTCCCTGGATGAAGGAGATGGTGTCGAAGGTCCTGTTCTGCGATATGGCCGTGAAGGTCATCAGCATCAGGACAGAGAAGATTGAAATCAGGCGTTTCATAACGATTTGGTTTAGGATGGCTCACCTCCGTAAGGCCTCGCGATAGCGGTGAGCGTTGCGTTCACGAGGGTTTTAACAACTATTTTGGTGGATGACTTGCTGATGAGCAGAATTTCGACCGGGTTCCCGCGGGCATCGAACCCGTTGACGATATAGGAATAGTTTACATCGGTGAATGCTTCGCTCCAGGTAAGGTTACAGTTTGCCCCTGCTGTTGCAGATGCATGCGCCTCACGAACAACATTTCCGGATGCCGATGACTTGAAATCCTCAATGTATTGCAGGATTGCAAGCTCGGCCGCTTCGTGGTCCTGAACCTGTACTTTCGTACCTTCAGGGCGAAGTGTCAGCGCTGCTTTGATCAGATCGTAAACCTGCTGGAATGTCATTGTTAACTGTAGTCTAAAGAGTAGTCATCGCTGTATATCCGGATTGAAATGATGGTGGAGATCATTCTAATCCTTGAAAAAAAAAATCTTCATATCCCCTTTCGTACTCAAAGGCCAGTGAGTAGTTGTAGGATTTATCCTTCCACATCGCTGTTTTCTTCGATGTGAGAAGGCATTTTAAAAGCCTGCCCTCTTCCACCTCGTAGATGTCGGCCGAAAGCATGAAATCCCGTAGGTAGTTCAGGTAATCTTTCGAGAGCCATCCGCTATTGGCCTTGAAGCTCTGCGCCTCCTTGATCATTGTGTAGCTGCCGGGTGCGTTGTAGGCGGTTTCGGTTTCGTCGCTCGCGTAGGCAACCTTTTCGCGGTCATGCTCCACTGCAGCTTCAACAACGCCGGTGCAGCGGAACGAATCGTAGGTACCCCAGCTGTTTCTAAAGCGGAAGTACCGGATGTTCTCATGGTACTGATCATCCAGGGAGAACTCCCTGACATCGGAGATGATATTGTCTGAGGGGTCCACCAGGTAGAGCTGCCAGCGGATCACCGCCCCCTGGTGGTAGTTACCGAGCTGCAGCTGATCGTAACCGGCCAGCAGTTCGATCATTGTAAACTGGTTGATCCCGATGAGGTTTGTCAGGTAAACCTGTGAACCGGTTTCGGCGGTGAAAAGGTTTGCCTTGTATCGGAACGAAGCGTATGCGGGATCCTGGAAGAAAAAGAAAAGGCTGTGGGTTTCCGATTTATCGGTCACCCTGGAGGGTGGTGTCCAGGTCAGAAATTTCTTTTTCGTTGCAGTGAGGTTAAACCAGTTTACGTTGCCGGCATTGTTAGCAACCAGGTCTTCACGGTTCAACCCACCGGGCAGTGCATAGCAGAAGGAGTTGTCCGGATCGGTATATGTCCGTGGGGAAAACTCCCCGTCAACCTTATCACAGAAAACTGTGCGGTATTTCATCTGATAATCCGCATACCACCAATAGATCGCGAATGCGCTCCCGGCCACCAGGTGAAACCTCGGGGGTTCTGACATCAGCAGGCTGGCATAGATGTATTCCTGCACCTCGAACTTCACGGTTCCGGATGCTTCAAGGGGTTTATAGTCTTCCCCGATCTTGGTGGTCCCGTTTTTCCAAACCTGCATTCTGACCCCTTCAACAGTGCCCGGTGTTCCGGCAGCGCCGCCCTGAAGGGTGGTGATGGTTACACCATTTATATTTGAAGAGCCGACTGTCCAGTCGTAATCTTCCGATGCCACACGGGCCATCAGGGTGATGATGGCCGCGTCGAGGGCTATCTCGTAAGCTCCTACCAGTTCGGCATCGTTGAGGATGTATTCGTAGCATGCCTGCGCCCATCGGGCCGCGTTCCATGCCGAATCTGCAACCGGAAGGTGGTCTTTGTCGGTCGGATCGGATTTCAGGGTGAACGACCGGCTGTTGCCCATCATTTCAACCGTCATAGAATGATTTGGGATATCATCAATAGCAGTGAATTCAATCTGAACGATTGACAGCGTCTCCTCCCATCCGCCACCGCCACCTGTTTCGGGTGAGAGAAGGTAGCGCATCGGGTTACCGGCAAAAGCTACCTTAAAGGGTTTTTTCGTGATCTCCATGCGGCAAACTTATTTTGCCCACGGAAAAAGATAAAGGACAGGTTTACCGGGTTGCGGACTTCTCGATCATTGAAACGGTGTCCATCGATTCCATAAGGTCATCGTAGAGCACTCCTGCTCTGACCGGCTTTTTTAGCTGTTCGCGGAATGATCGCATTTCGTCCAGGGTTTCCTGGTCGAACCGGATGGTCATTGCTGATGGCTGCTGTCTATCCGATGATGAGAAAGCAGGATATGCGCCGGCATATCTCTGCGGAACTGACATGATCGCCTCAACCAGGTCAGGCCGGAACCTCATCAGGTTCTCGGTGTGTTTTGGATTGAGGATGATCTCACGTCCGGTTTCGGCAAACAATGTTGGCCGGTCATAGACCCCGGATTCGGGGTTTTTGACAAGTGGCACCCCCCGGTATTGTTTATTGTCGTCTTCGCCCAGAACATCGTATCTGCCCATTGCGGCCTGGCGGGTTTTCATGAACCTGTTGTAGCGGCCTTTGGCAGCTTCAGGGACTGAAGTATTGGAAATGGTGGCAATCTGAAAAGCGCCAAGAGCGGCAGCAAGCACAGACATGACCAAACCGACAATGAATGGCTGCATTGATAGTGCGGATGTAACTGATAATGCAGTATTGATGATTGCCTGGGTTAACGATATTACCTTTTGCCTTTTTGCCTGCTTGACCTGAAGCTCACGTTTTTTCGCTTCCATTTCCTGATCAAGTTTAGCAACGCCGGCGTCGTACTGCTTTTGGCTTATCAGTTTTGCATCCAGCTGCCTTTTCAGATTTTTCTTTTTCTCCTCATTGTTGAAGCGGTCTCTTTCAAGTTGCTGGTTTTCTTTTTGGCTCATCAACTGATCAATCTGGATGATACCATCCATGACCGGATTGACATAGGTATTGATGAATTTTTTAGCCTTTTCAGCCCATTGGCCTACTTTTGCTCCAATGCCTCCGGCCTTACCCAAAGCTTCCCCCTGCTCTTCATCTTCCTTCTTTTTATTGCCAGCGTAATTATCAGGGGTCCATTCTTCAATTGATTCTCCGTCTGGCAAAACGGTTAACCCGGCATCTTCCCTGATTTTTTTTATTGCCGCGGCACGATCTTTTTCATTCGCCAAAGCCCATGCCGTTGTTTGCTTGAGCTTGTAGATTTCGTATGAGGCAATCTCGTTGGCCGTAACAATACCTGCTTCTTTCCTGAATTTAAAAATCTCATCATAATTTGATGAAAAAGCCTCAAAGCCCTGCTTAACAATGATCTCTTCCTGGTTATTGAGGTTTAAGTATGATGTCACAAGATCATCAATAGCTTTCTTTTGTTTTTGCAGGGAGGTTATTTCCTTAGCAATGGCAGCAGCTTTTTCAGGGTTTTTGCTAACCTCCGACTGAAGCTGATCAGTGAGCTCCTTAATAGCATCGCCAAGTTTCTCATACTCCGTCTTCAGCTTCTTCACCTTATCAGGCTCCGATTGATCTGAATTGAACTTCGCCAGCTCCTTATTGGTTTCCTTGATTTTGCCCTGGATGCGGCTGTATTCCTCACTGCCTGCAGTGGTGTTGCGAAGCGCGGTCTGGTATTTCGAAAGTTTTTCGGTAAGGGCTTCCTGGGTTTTCGCGACAATTTTATCTGCAGCGCTCTCAGCATTGACGACGCTTAAGATTTCCGATTTCATTGCCTTGAGCTTCTCCAGGGATTGTTGCATCTGGTTGATCCCGTCATTAAATGGTTCTGTGGCCTCTTTCGCGTTTTCCCATTTGTAGTAATCAGTAACTTTTCTGTTCTCATCAGCTCCTGGGGCTGAGAAAGCCGCCTTGATGCCTTGCCAGGTCGTAATTGTTGATCCGGCTTGTTTGCCAATTGCATCCCTTCTTGCCTTTGCCGCAATAAGATCAGCTTCGGCATTTTTAATTTTAAGGTCTAAAGTCTCCTGAAGATTAACCTTTTCTTGCTGCGACAATGTATTCATCGCACTGACTTGCTTCTGGAGCTGGCTGTAAGATTGCTCAAGTTTATTATTTGCATTTGCAAGCAAAACGGTTGCGCTTGCTTTCATGCGTTCAGTGGCCAGCGCTTTGGAGTTGTATTTATCGTATGCTGCAATAAGCCCGATAAGGGTTGTAATTGCAGTGATAATAATACCTAAAGGATTTGCCTTTAGAACCTTGTTAAATATTTCCTGGGCTGATGCTGCACGTAAAGTGGCAATGGCTTGTTTAATTTTTAACCCAATGCCTTCCTTCAATAAAAGATTATTCAGCACGGCTATCTGCATCGACCTGGTTGATGCCGCTATCCATACGCCGGTAGCACCCGCGATGGCAATCAGCGCGATCTTGTATTTCTCGATGATCAGAGGAAGATCCTTCAACCAGTTGACTAATTGCACGACATGATAGACCTGGTTCTTAAAAAACTCAGTTACTCCCGGCAGGGTGATCAGATTGTAGAAGTCCTTGCGGAGCTTATCCATAGTGGCGCCCAGGGTAGCATTTTTAATGTCGAATTCCTTCATTATCGAATCCGTTCCCTGCAGGGCTTTTCCGGCCATGCCTACCTTTTCGGCAACCATGTCGGTATTGTTGCCAAGTTTCGCGAAGATTTCAGAAGCGCCCACACCCGATATCTCCAGCTCTTTGATAATACCCGCCAGCGCGGTGGCGCTGGTACCTCCTTTATTGGAGCCCTCGATTACCTTCATGAAGGCCCCGTACAGATCGGTATTTACAAGGTCGGTAAACTCCTGCAGTGGAACTCCGGCGATTTTGGCAAAGGTGTCGGTGTTGGTGGTCATCTTCTGGAGTATCTTCACCACGGCAGTACCGCCCCGTTCGGCATTGACATTAAGTTCCTGAAGAGTGGCTGAAAGGCCAAGCACTTCATCGGAACTTAATCCAAGGCTGATGCCAATGCCGCCGATACGGCTGGCAAAGTCGGCCATCACCGGGCCGGTGGCAAAACCTGCCGCGCCCAGGGTATTGATGGCATTACCCAGGCGCATCATGTCGTCGGCAATATTTCCGGTCTTCATATCGGTGAGCACGTTTCGCATCATGCCCATCTGCTTGGCAACCTCTTCGGCGCCACCGGTAAACTCATCGCCCAGGGCGACGTTGAGTTTGTCCACCGATTCAACGAAGGCAAATACATCATCCTTTGCCACCCCGATCTGTCCGGCCACAACGGCCATCTCGCGCAGCTCCTGTCTCGATGTACGGGTATTGATCTTTCCTAGCTCGCTGTTGAGTTTCTGAACTTCGGCGGCTGTCATCCCGGTCGATTTCCGGATGTTTGCCAGGCTGTCGTCCAGCTCTCCCTGGGCGGTGATCATCTCCTTGATGGTGAACGCGAACCCTGAAAGGGCCGCTATTCCTGCGCCTACGATGGCAAAGTACCGGTTGAACCCGTCAGCGAGCTTGCCAAACGAGAGCCCGGTATTCTTTGCCCCGTTCTGGAGCTGGTTAATGCGGTTGTTTACCTCGCCAATTTCGACGCCTATTTTTTTAAAATTCTCTGATCCTGGGACTACCCTGGCCAGTTCATTGTTGAGCTGGGCCCGAAGCGATTTGAGCTCTTTTAATGACAACGCCTGAAGCCCGGCTTCCTGGCGCACCTTTTTCATGGCCTCAAGATGATTATCGTAGGCCTTTTTGGCGTTACGATATTCATCGGTATCCTTTTTCTTTTCCCTTACGAGCTTAGAGAGCTCGGCCTCGTAACCCTGCATTACCTTTTCCATCTCGACCAGCGATCGCTTTGCCTGGTCGTTGTTGATAAAGATTGAAAACCTGTAGTCTGACAATGTCGTTTTTGATGCCATGATCGTTAACGGATAAAGATTCGTGATGAATTGATGATTGCGGTAGAGGTGTATTCCCTGATGATCTGCTCCAGCTCTGGTATCTTAGCCTCGATCACCGGATTGAACCAGGGCTTTGGCCTTCGGTTGAAGCCTTCGGTTTTCGAAGTCTTTACCACAGTATTGCCGCGCATGACATAACCCCGGCCAACTCCTTTGTGGACAAAGACGCCTTCCCTTTTAAAGGCAAAACCCAGACGGTAAATTTCCCCGTAATCGTACTTGAATGTTCCCCGAAGGCTGCGGATCAGATTTGAACCTTTAATGCCTTCAGAGCGTATTGAACCTGGCAGGGTACCTTTAACCTGATCGCTCCAGGCGATGATCTTCTGGTTAAAGGCCTCAACCAGTTCCATGTTCCTGGTACGTTCAAATCGTTGTGTTGCACCTGGCTCATCCACTGAAATATCGAAAGGCCCTTCCCAGGAAACAGTCCTTGAACCACGTCCACCCATTTGCCTGTCAAGCAGGCGCTTCATGATACCCATCGCAGAAAATTTATGCAATGCTACTCACGCTCGTGCACCCGATAAAGGACAGGCAGAAGACTATAGCCTTGGCCCTATCATCCGGCGCCAGATCTTTCTGGTGGCAATCAACACGACGATGATCACAACGACAGGGGCAATGATCCACCAGGGAAACTGTAACCGCTGGACATCTTTTGTAACCGTTTCAGTCGCATCTGATTTCTGCTCTTTTTCTTTCTCGCTGGATGAAACCGCTGCCTGCCGGGTAGTCTTTTGCTGTTCCTTCGCGTACTCCTTCTTTTCAGTCCTTTTGTGCTTTATTACAGGCACATCAAACGGAATCCACTGCGTTACTCCAGCTGTATCCGGAACGGGAACCATTACACGTACAACGGTATCAATCGTTTCAATGAACGTTGTCTGCGACTGAACATAGCGATCAAGGATAGTCTCCGTTCTGCCCGTCGAATCCTTCTCTGACTGCCTTTCAGTGTTACTTTCAACTTTAACGGCCTGTTTGTTGACTTGTTTGGTGGTTTTGCATCCGGTAAGGCCTGAAACAACCATCAATCCTGCCATGATAGCGATGGATGCGATGAATATGAACCAAAGAACTTTTACAACTGTTTTCATGAAAAGGGGTTATTAAAAAGGTTTTAAAAAGCCAACGACCTTCATAAGTCCATCCTTTACCATGGACCGTGTTTTTTGGTAAATACCATCCCCGTCACGGAAGTTCTTACCGGTATTTCCCTCAATAGAGCTCATCCGGTCGTTTTCAAGAATCTCCAGAACAATGCCGGTATGGCCTGAATCCGATGTTTCTTTTTGCCAGATAATAATTGCGCCCGGAAGCGGGCGAATCTTTACCCGCGAATCCGCTGGCGTTTTTCGCCAGACGGTCATACAATGTTCTGAGGAGAAAACAGGTGATGAAATCCCGGTTTTCTGCTCTGCATAAGCAATCATGCTTTGAACAAATGCCATACACCACGCTTCTCCACTGGCACGATTATCAACTGTCTTCTGGAGTAATTCTACAAACTCCCCCTGGTTGTTTCCTCCTTTTTCTGTTTGTCCAATACAGGATTTTGCTGCATGGATAAATAAAGACCGGGCATCTTTTTCAGTTATGGCCAACCTGGCAGCTTCGTTGTCTTTCAACCTCTCGTCGATGAAAGATAAAAGATCGGGCTGAATGGTTCTCATTTTTAGTCTATTAAAAGGTGGATACTATTTTGCGTGATCTTTTCCATGTGGATACCGTGGCAAATATTCGTCATCATCCGCATCTGTGATCTCGTTGATGGTCTCGGTTCCCTTGCGTTTGAATATCTTCAGGATTTTCATGAAAACCGGTTCGTTGGTGATGCGGGTGATATTTTCAAAGATTGATTTCAGCTCCACGAAACAGATGAAGCCTGCCACGATCGATGCAATATTGGACCAGTGCAGCGAGTAGGTCTTCTCCATCATCCATGCTGCCATCACAGCCACGGTGTACCAGAGAAACTTGTACACTGTCTTGCGAAGCTTGCGGCTTTCAAGTTTCTCGCCACTCTTGAGCGAAGCCCAGATGCCGCTGATGGTATCCACCACCAGGAAGATCAGCATGACATGGATCATTTCGGAAATCGGGGTAAAATAGGCGATGAACACTACGGATATTTTGCCCCAAAAGGCGCTGAAAGATGTTTGACTGAGGTTCTGTAGCAGCATGGTTTACGAGTTAAAAAATCCTGGTGATTTGATTGAAAATGCCATCCCCCAGCCGTTGCATCCGAACAGGTTGTACTCCGGTTCGGTATGCAGCCCGTTGAGCTGAAGGTTATGAAGGTCGTGTGAAAACGAAGTCTGGTGGTCGGTGTCCATGGCTATGCTTTTCAGCAGGCTTTTCACCGACGACAATATCTGCTGCAGCTCATGCATGTCAGTGATGATCTTTTCAGGGGTCATTGTCGTCTGGTCAGTCTTTTTAAGCACCCAGGCGTAGTTGGTGTCGATCTCTTCCACGTCGTCGTTGTTTGGCGACTGGCAATCACCGGATGGAAAGGTGGCCAGCAGAAAAATGGTTCCCTGCGGAATATCCCGGATGACCGATGCCAGATCGGCTTCAAGGTGCAGGAAGTAGTGGCGGTCAACAGCTGTGTGCTGAGCGACGTACTGCCAGAGATCACGGTATTTTCTAATAGCGATCATTTTTCGTTGTATTTGGCTTCCATGGCTTTTGCCTGCTTTACCACCTGGTAGAGCCTGGTCATGATGTCGTAAAGGTTCTGGTTGTCGGTTTCGGCAATAGAACCGAACACCTTTGTTTCTGCCAGGCTGTACAGGATACCGATCAACCCGATATCGGGGGAGTCGCTATCTTCTCCACTCTTTTCATAGATCACCGACAAATCGATCTCCCTGCCATCGATCAGGATTGTTCCGCCGGATAGAAAGCGTTCGCATCCGGAGAAGTATAAAAATATCCCGTAACGGACGGCCATGGGCAGTGAAGCGATCTCCCGGGCCCTGGCTTCCAGGAGCAGGGGATTGGATGTTGAAGAAAGCGGGATGCGCTTCTGCCCGTCGTAGCTTCTGAGCATCTGGCGGATCCACAGCCACGATTTCCGGGGACGGTAAAGTACCGCGATCATGCGGTTAAGGTCCTGCTCCTCGTGTGAATTGATGTAAGCAACATAATAGCTGTGGGCCAGGCGGTATTCACAGAATGTGATATCGGCCAGTGCATCAGCAGGGCCGTAATACTTCCCACAAACCCGGGGGATGAAGTTCCTGGTGAAATTGAGCCTGAACGATTTTACCTTCTTTCCATCCTGGTCAATCTCTTCGAAGAATGATTCGCAGAGCTCGCCCAGGCGGTAGATTTCGGCATAAACATTTTCACGTTCGTTCACTGTCAGAAACGGGTCCATCAGTCCCAGCCGGATGTCGAGAAGCCTGGCAACGAGCTTTGTTTTCAAAGCTTCGATGGTGATATTGCCAGAAAGGTAGTTCATCACCAGGTCGATGAAAAAAACGAACTGCTGCTCGTCCATCTCCTCGACCTGCGAGGGGATCATCCGGACTTTTCCGCTGTGTGAAAACTCGATTTTGTGCATTACAGCCTCACGTATTTTTGTGTTTCATCCATCGCATCACTGCGGGTCTCAATCTCATAGGTCTCTCCCGCCTGCTCCAGGGTGAGTTTGCTCATATACTCCTGAAGCTTCTGGAGCTCTTTGCGGCCATCGGCCTCGATGCTGGCTGCGATCTCGTTGCGATCGACCTTGCCGGCAGGTTTTTTTCCTTCGACAGCGCTAAGCTCATTGGAAAATACACCTGAAGGGAGAAGCTCCGAGGAGAACCTTTTAACCGCTTTGGCCATCGACAGAAGCGCCAGGGGCGGCTTGATCCGTTCAATGATATCTTCATTGGCTGACCACTCGTCAAGGTCGTTGTCCGTTATGTCATAGTCTGCCAGGTGGACTTTGAGTTCATTCCATTTTTCGGCTGTGAAACAGGCCCTGATCTCGGTCTCCTGGACCCGTTTGATCAGAGGCATCATCGCATTAAACAAGAGTCTGCTTTTCCCGATAGGGAAAACAGTTTCAAAATCGTTTGCGCTCTGGATGAAAAGGAACTTCCTGCGGTTGACAATCCCTGCCTGGTACCATTTAAGAATCGGATCACCACTCATGTAGGTCTGAAGGATATTGTCATCCAGAAATTCAAGCAGAAGCTCCGTGGCATCGCTGGCCAGGAGAAGCAGGTTTTCATTGTCGCGCTGTATCTGCCAGTCGAATGCCGGCTTTTCGTTTTCTGAAACGAAGATCTGCCTGCCTTTATCGCTGTGCGAAAGGTCGTTAGATGGAACGTAACGCCGGTAGGCGTGAAGGGCAACCGGCAGCTGCACCTTTGTGACCAGGGTATCCAGGAGCTCATATTCCGGGTGATCCGGTTGTTTTTCAGAGAGCTTGTAATTATCCGAATGATAATGGTCAAGCGCCTGCTGAAACTGCTGCTTGCCGATCACACCGATGATCTCGCGCTCAGCAAGCTCAATGTAGGTAGTGAGGTTGCTGAAGTTGACCGAGGCGTAGATGAACCCTATGAACTGTTTGAATTCCTCGATCCCGTTGTTGTTTTTGTTGAAAATCATGATCAATCCTCTCTTTTTGTGAACTGAGATGAAGATGAATTCTTAGCCCTGTCCTTTGGGTTTGTGGCCTCTTCGGTCAGAAGGACATCGTGATAGAATCCCAGGCGAAGTTTCTTCCCCGGGAAATTGGCACGGATGGCCATGTTGATATCCTTGGTGACGATGGATTCAGGGATATCGATACCGGTGGCCAGGTAGAGCTTGAATGCATAGAGCTGTTCGCTGCCACTGGGCAGGTTGCCATCCTTTGAGAGGTTGCTCAGGGCAGGATGGAGCCCAATGCCTGAAGTTACCTCGAACAGCGCTTCGTTGGCAATGTTGATCTGCGCATCGATAAAGTCCTTGACCTTCTGATCGAGCGGGGTGATCTTCCACCCGACATACTCGTTACCGATCTCATCAAACATCGAGGCGGTGGAGATGAACTTTCCGACTTTATCGTTGCCGCTCAGGGCAAGGGAGAACTTCAACATGACCTTGTCCTTCTCAGCCTCGAACATTGCGTCGGTAAATACCTGCCCTTTTTCCAGGTATTTATTGGTGAGCTCCGATTTCATCGTCTCCCAATATATTGCCGGCACTTCGATGTGGTACTTGATGGCCATCGAGTTGTCGTTGAATGCTGCCAGGAGCTTCGGGATTGATGACGAGAGCCTGATCCAGTTCAGTGATCCGTGGATCGGTGAACGCGAATATTCATAATCCAGGGCGAAGGAGTAGAGATTTGAATATCGCATGGCAACCGGAACGGCAAATGGATTGTCGGGATTGAAAAGCGGGTACCGTCTGAGGCCGTTTTTCCAGGGCTGCTTGAAATCCCCGACAATCACGGCATGGATTTGATTGCTGTCATCGGGCCACTCCAGACGGGAGTACATGTGTGAAACATGCTCGAGCTTGGCGATCATGGCATTTTCACCGATCCTGGCGCCGCGGTTGCGATAGTACTTGGTGAAATTGCCGTTGGTGGTGCGGAATTCGATGCACGATTTCATCAGGTACTCCTCGTAATCCCAACTATCCAGCCACGCCTGGATCTGTGGATCCTCCATCCAGTACTTTACCCTGCGCCCATTCTCGTACTTGACCATGTAGAGCGCCGGCCCCTGGCCATAGAGGAGCTGTGCCTGCTTGTTAAGGATTTCCGGGGTGAGGTTGTTCTCGTCCAGGATTTCGCGAAGTTCATCCGGATAGCTGTTTTCCTGGCCGTTGGCAATGATCTCGAACTCGCCGATGCGAACCGGTTGCAACTGTCGGGTATTGGTGTAGAATGGGAGTACGGAAGGGCTGGCAACCTTGAACGACGCTGCAATATCGAAGGCATAAACACCCGTATGGGTGGCACAGAATGCCTTGTCGCCGCTCCTTATGATCTTTACCTTTTGTTCTGTCATGATCAGTTAAGAGTTACGCGTTGATTGTTGAAATACATGATCAGCGGCTGCCAGCAGATTCTTGGCAGGCCAAGATCATGATCATGATAGAATAGCTTGTAATCGGCGTTGGTAAGGTCGTCGCCTTTGGCAGCCGGCCGGA